TAGGTGTAGGTGTAGGTGTAGGTGTATATTGATATTGAGGAGTATGTAATGCTGTATATTTATAAGTATCTAGTTCAGGTTCTTTAATATAATATGATCTTTCCATTTCTTTATCTATAAGAGTAAAATAATCAATAGATTCATTTAATGTAATAGATACCATAATACATATATCTATAAACTATAAATTATATATTATATATTATAAATTATCAACTATTACATACTACTAGTATAAAATAAAATAAAATGTTACATAAATATAAAATATAGATATAAATAGAAAAATGGAAGAGGTAGAAAAAACAAAATCACATAAATTATCTCAACATGATAAAAATATACCCGAATATTCAAGAATTAATGGTAAACTACAAAGCCTATTTGGAATTCAATCTAGATCAATCTTTTATTTAAATAAGCAATTCCATGAGCTATATTCTAATTCATTTGCTAGAAATGCAGTTACACCTAAAAAAATTCATCAATTGATTCTTAATTTTTTTATTAATGAATATTATCCAGTTGTATCTCGTAATATAAAGCTAGATAATCATACTATGGCTATTATTATGGGAGGTGTAGCCTTTAATATGAATATACCAACCAAAATGATTAATAATTTAGGATTAGAAACTGATGACATAGATATTAAAATTTATACTACTGATAATATAACTACAAATAATCATAAAAACACATTATCTCGGTCATTATCTATATTGAGATTTGTAAATATTATAATATGTCTTTTTATAAAACAAGTTATAGGTGAGTTAATTGAATTTACAAATACTATGTTTGAACATACTGCAATATTTAAAAAATATAGTGGTATTAAAAATAAAGTTTATACTATGAAGCAATCCAGTAAGCAATCCAGTAAGCAATCCAGTAAGCAATCTAGCAAGCAATCCAGTAAGCAATCCAGCAAGCAATCAACCATGAAAATAACTAAAAAACAAATTGGTGGGACTCATAATAAAGATAAATTGAAGCTTATTAAAAATAAGCAAATGAAATTTGGTTTTTTAAAATCAGCAAAAATTATAATAGAATTAAAAAAGGCATCACATGAATCTCATAAATATGAAACATATGAAAAAATAGATATTACACAAATGTCATTTGATGATACATATAATATTATAATGAGTAAGCTTACTGATCCTGAAATTATGATTACAACAAAAATAAATTATAATGTACGATATATAAAGCCCTTTATAATGCCCAAAATGTATTATAAATACGTATTTTCTGATAGTTCAATAATTTCACCAAGTGTAAATAATCCTACCTTTTTTTCGTATTATTTTATGAATAATAGAAAACAAATAGATATTCCTATTAATAAATTACTAAAGCAAAATATAAATGTGTTTGATATAATTGAAACGCAAAATTGTAATAATAATTGCCGTTATGTATCTATAAAAGTATTAAAAGTAGATTTGTGTGTTATGTTGAGTTATGCTGAATTATTGGAGTATGAAGATATAGATGCTAAAAATATAGTGGTACCTATATCGGCAATTTATAAATATTATAAGTATTTAATAAAATTCATTCATTTGTATATAATTAAAAATTTTTATAATAAAGAGTTTGTAGCAGCTACTAAAAAATTAATAAATTTAATTGTTCAAACTTTAAAGGATAAAACATCTTTAGAAGGGGAAACAGTACCATTAAATATACAATATAAAAAAATATTAAATGATTTTCATCAGGCTTTTTTCATTAAGAAAACAATGTTTCCAGAGTATAAAATATTGAAAGATATAGTTAATGATTATGAACATATTGTATATTTTATAAATAGGAGTAGGGCTTTATTTAAGGTAATGGATGATGAAAAAGGTAGTGTTGGTGAAACTATTGAATCACTTAGTATTCAGATTGCTAATAAAGAAGTATTACATGAAAAATCAACAGGTAAAAGTAAAATAATTGATAGTAAAGATACTATAGATACTATAGATATAATAGATACATATGGAGGTTCTAGAACTTCTAAAAAAACTTCTAGGAAATCTAAAATTATTCTTCTAGATAAATATTCATATGAAGATACAGAATTAGATACTAAAGAAACACATAGTCCAGAGAAAAAAATAGTACTTGAAAAATTATATGAAATGTTTACAAATGAAATTAAGTTTCTTAATAAAATATCAGATATTAGAAAATACTAGGCATTCCAGCTAGAAGGTAGATTGTATTCACATGCTCTAAAATTATTTTGTAATAATAATAAATATATTTTAATAAATACATCAATCATACCACTCCATTCAAATAAATAATCAAGTTTATTTCCATCAATCCATCCACCAAATCTTTCTAAAATATAATGACTTAATAAACTTTTTTTTGAAGTATCTGCAATACCATTATATATATATAATTGAATCATAAGTAATGTATCAATAACTACGCTAATATATGCAATTATTACTCTAGATTTTTGTGAATACATATATATTGGAGGAGGATTAAGTGAACCATCATCTGAAATTTGTGGAGAATCAACTGTTATCTGTGTAACAATTGCAAAACATAATACAAATAAATATATATACCAATAATCTGGTAAATTATTAGTAAATGGTATTGAACCCCATTGCCCTATTATTGTTAACGATGATGTAAATAAATTAAACATACATAAAACATATAGATACCATTTAAATGATATACCAAATTTTGATTTTATAAAACTAAATCTCTGAGGTGAATTTAAATATTGTAAAATTGAGATTCCTATACCAAGAAATAATAATAGCCACCGTAATAATGGAGTTATTATAAAATTACCTAATTCAAAAAATATACCACTCATAATTATATAACTATTTATATTATTTATATTAGATTATTTATTATACATATATATATTATATATTACATTGATATTAGAAAAGAGAAAGAAAATATAAATAAAATATAATTAAGTATTAAATATTAAGTATTAAATATTAAGTATTAAATATTAAGTATTAAATAATAAATAAAAAAATGAATAATATAAATCAAAAACAAAGTTTGAAGAATGTTGGATTTATTGATTGGATAACTCAATATGAATCATTTGTAATATTTGGAGGTTTTGGATTAGCAATTATGTGTGCAATTATTTTAACAGGTATATTTCAAGCTGGTGATTCATTAAGACCTAATATATTATATAATGCTTTAGGGGCTTTATTAATGGCGGCATTATTTATATATCTTATATTTAAATTTATGGGAGAACAAATAAATATTATGGGTAAAACACTGGATCTTGGTATGGTAGTTTATATAGCTATTGTATTATTTGTTATCTTTGTCTTTGGAAATTAAGATATGTGGATTATGTTTTATTTATACTATTATTAATATCTTTTTCTGTAGTTTTTTCACCTAATTTAGAAGGTAATTTAGAAGGTAATTTCTTAAATTTTTCTATATGATTTAGATCCGCATTTGGTATAGTCCTTGTACCTGGTATTATAGGTATACCATTCTGATCTACCGCTCCAGGTATTTTATTATCTATAATTACACTTCTCATTGTATTTATAACACCTTGAATTTTTTGTTCATCATCTAGCATAGCTTTAATATTCTTAATAATTGGTTCTGGTAATTTAACATTTATAGGTACTTGTTTATCACGGTTACCCTCACCTTCTTCTTCATCAACATTAACTATTTTTTCACCAAATTTAGTATTAGGTAACAAATATTTTAATAAAAATAATATGACTTTTATAGCATATTTATATTTATCAAATAAATTAATTGTAAAAGCAAATATTTTCATAATTTCTGAATGTTTTCTTAAATAAAGAAATTCAAGATTTTGACAATTATCAAGTCTTTTTTTAACTTCATCTAAACCAGCTGGAGTGGATATATCAGTTTCATTATTTTCATGAAAGTAATTAGAATCATAAGTACTATGTATAGGACTAAAATTTGATGTAAGATTAAAATCTTTAATTAATTCTGGTTCTGGCTTAGAAAATTGTTTGTCAGGATTTATTGGATTAAAATAATTTATATTTGTAGGAACCTTATATTTATTATCTTCCAAGGTAAAATTAACTACATTAGGATCATCATTTTGTTTTAAAAGTGTAGTAGCTTCACTATTTACATATAATCCTATACTATTCAATAATTCTTTAATATCATATGTACTATTATTAATTTCATTTTGAGTATTTCCTAATTTTAATTTTAATTTATAAACAATTTCATTTACACCTTTATCAATTATACCTAATAAATCACCACTCAAATCGTGATCATTTAAATCGACATCACCTTTTGGTGCTATATATTGTGTTGGGATTGGTGTAGTAGTTGATGATGTTGTTTTTGTTTTACCATAACCATATTTAAATGGTGTTAGTTTACCACTAGGGTTTGGATATAAACTATCATATCTTGGGTCAGCATATCTTGGGTCAGCATATCTTGGGTCAGCATATCCATCTATTTCACTATAAGCTGAAGTTGGAGCTAGATAACCATTTTTATTCATTTCCTCTTTCTTCTATTTTTATTAGAGTGTAATTACTTATTATATAGAAAATAAATAAAATATAAATACACATCAAATATATAATATATAATATAAAATATAAAATAATTTAAAATATAATTGTATTTTACATTTTTTTAAGTAATAATATTTTTTTACCAGAACTACAAAATTTATCATTACTATCACAATCTTTATATTGCCTTAATAAATCTTCTAATTTTGTTTTAGTATCAGGTTTGATATCTATCCGTCTATCAATAATGTGTCTAATTTGGTCTCGCATAGTATTATTAAATGTATTAATATTTTCAGGATGACTTACTACTGGATTAATAGGAACTTTTTCACTATTTGATATAATATTATTTGAAATCAATTGATCTTGCATTTTATCAATCATATTCATTACAAATCCTTGATCTTTAATTAATTTATCCATGTGTGTTCTGGAAATAGTACTTCCAGTAGGTAGTTGTTTATATTTGTCTAATTGATCTTTATAATTTAAAACTTTATTGAATAAACTTTGATATGCCTTATAAACTGTCATCAATTCATTATGTTTTTGAAGATATGCATCATCTAATTCTTTTACATCAATCTTATCATTTTTACTATTACTGTTACTGTTACTGTTACTGTTACTGTTACTATTACTATTAGCTTTACTGCTTCTATTAAATTGATTTTCTAACATATTATATTGTTTATATTCTGTAGCAGGAGGGCTCTTGAATACAGATAATAGTCTTCCGCAGATTTGATCTTTCATTACCGGTTGTATATCTGGAATATCTTTAATTTTTTTTAATATCATAATTCTCTCTTTGTATAGATTGGTATTATTATTTTTCATTTCAGTATGAATATTTTTAAGCATTTCTTCATGCTTAGGTATTTCATTTGCTGTAATATTATTATTTTTAGAATTTTTATGTTTATTATAAATTTGACCGTATGTTTTATAAAGTGTTTTAAGATTTTCATGTTTATCACGAAATGTTTTATCCATATTAACATGATTTGAAATAAGTTCAATAAGATTTTTAGATATTGTTGGTTCAACATCTTTAAAGTCGGATGGCTTTAAATTTAATTGAGAATCATAAACTTCATTTTTAGGTGTTTCTAGAATATTCATAATCTTACTATTTCTAATAGTTTTTGTATTACTATGACCACTATTACCACTATGACCACTATGACCACTATTAGTTTTATTAGTAATGATTGCTTTTTTTGTTAATTTCTCTAATTTTGATTTTTCGGTAACTATTTCTGATAATATAGTATCTATATTATTTGATTGTATAGCCATTTTATATATACTAAACTATAAACTCTATATCTATTATTTTATTTACATATTTATTCAAATGATATTAATTATATGATAAAATCTTGTGTAAGTATTTTATATATTATATTAAGTGTTGTATCTTTGAATTTATTTAAATATTTAAATTCATATATATTTTTAAGTATATCTTTTCTTTCATCTAGAGTAGTAATATCTTTTTTCAATATATTCTTTTTAAATATAGGTTGTATTCCTAGTGAAATATTTAGATCTCCTGTAAATTTAGTAGTATCATATAATTCGGATTTTGATGGCCATTTAATATCAGATACTTCCTTATCTTTTCGATTATAATATTTATATGGTTCATTTTCATTAGTATTATCTTTCTTCTTATCTTTGCTTTTATCTTTATTTTTCTCAACAGGTTTCTCAGTAGGTTTCTCAACAGGTTTCTCAGTAGGTTTCTCAGTAGGTTTCTCACTAGGTTTCTCACTAGGTTTCTCAACAGGTTTTACAGTTTCTTTTACAATTTCCTTTGTATTTTTAATTACATCTACAACTTGATTAGATTGTATTAAATTTTTCTTAGTTCTCTTAGCATCTACATCATATAAAATATTTTTTGATATATTCTTTAATGTTGTTCCAGACTTATTATTATTACTATTACTATGATTATTACCAGATTCCGTATCTATCATAATATTAAGTTCAGCTTGCTTTGCTTGTATCATTCGCAATTTCTGTTTTTCTTGCTCTATACTTCTCATTAAATCTATTTCCTTTTTCCTATTATTAATATTTATCAGTTGTTCTTTCTTGAATTTAAGTTTTTCTAGTTCCTTACGTTGCTGATCTTGTAATAATTGTTTTCTCATTTCTAATTCTTGTAATGCTGTATTAGTATTATTAGTATTATTATCATTATCATTATCATTATTATCATTATCATTATCATTATCATATTCAGTTATTATAGATTTTAAAGATTTCTGTCTTACAATTGGTATATTTTTACTTTGTATTTGAATAATTTTTTGATTACTTTTTCCAGAACCAGATTGATTTTGTATATTATTAGCTGTTGGTGATATTCTTCTAGTATTCTGACTATTATTATGATTAGTATCTCTACCTCCTGGTAAAATAGGTCTAGATGATTGTTGTATTGGTATAGGTATTGGTATAGGTATTGGTATAGGTATCGATCTATTATTTTGTTTTACATTTCCATTACCATTTCCATTTCTATTCTCATTCCCTTTATAAATTTGCGATTCTGCTTCAGAAAGATTTGGATTTATGGTAATATTTTTATATCCTCCAGTATTAGTACCACTCCCGACACCACTCCCGACACCACTCCCGCCACCACTATTTGAATTCATGTTTTGATTTCTATTTTTTAAATGACTATATTGTTTATCAGATTTAATAGTAGGTATAAGATTATAAATATTAGGATTAGTTAAAAAATCTTTAGAATTATTATTACTAATAATTGCCTTTGGCATTTCATTTTTTTGTCTTTCTATTGCCTTTTTATCTGTATCAATAATAGATTGCAGTGAAATAGTTCTTGTTGGATTTTGGTTCTGGATAGGCTTCTGGATAGATTCATATGATGGTGGAGGTCTCACAGCAGATTTTTCTACAGGTTTTGCAATTGGTTTTGTGATAGATTCATATGATGGTGGAGGTCTCATTACAACTTTTTCAGTTGGTTTCTCTATAGATTTCTCTACAGGTTTCTCTACAGGTTTTACTACAGGTTTCTCTATAGGTTTCTCTACAGGTTTTACTATAGATTTTGGTTTTAACATTTCCTGAGATATAGGTTGATTAGAAACACTCTTAGCATCTTGTAATAATGCTTCTATTAATACTTTTTTTTTTGGTACTTTAAAATCTGATAATCCTTGTTCTGATTCTATTCTACTATTTTTTTCCTTTATAACTAGCTGAGTAGGCTTTATATATTCTGTATTTTGTATTACTTTACTAGTTTGCGGACCAATTGGATTAACCACTTCTGGAGCTTTATTAATTTTAATAATTTGCGATTCAGATTTAGGTTTTATTTCATAGTCCCTTTTATTATCCGAAGTAATACTTTTTTTAGGCGCTTTCAGATTGTATTTTTCCATAATAGCATTTATTTTTGCAGTTTTCTCTACATCTTCTTTTTTCTTAGTATGTTTTTTATCTGGAGTAGGTATATTTGATGTATTTATATTAATAGTTCTTTCCATATTGAAACTATTAATAATCCTATAGTTAAAAGTTATTAAGAAAGTAATATATGAAATATTACACGAAGAATAAATAAAAATAAAAATAAAAATAAAAATAAAAATAATCTACAAAATCATCTACAAAATTATACTGTATTCTGTGCCAAAGCGTCAGCTATATAATTACCAAACCATATACTAAATTTAAATTTATCGCTCATATCGGGGGGCTGATGGCTATTAATATGTATAAGTTTAACTCTAATTTTCTTATCCGTTTCAAATTTACTATTTATAATCTTAATTCGCTGCATACTTCCATCAATACTTTCGATTAGTTCTTTATTTTTAACGTCTTCCCCCTTAGAAGTTTTCCAGTGGTTAGTTTTCCAGCTGGTTAACCAAACAGAACAAGCTTTTATAGAATATTCACTATCGCTAACAATTTTTATAACTTTGCCAATTTCTGATAATTCTCTGTAATATCTTACTATTAATTTAAAAGCATAATCCATAGCCATTAATTCGCATTGATTATTAGTTTTATCATTATATTGTTCTTTAATATTAGTACATTGATAACCTATATACACTCCAATACCGCTATTAAAATAGTCTTTAGATTTGCGACTAGAGCCATCTGTAAAAATATATATTTCATCATCTATAATAGTCCAGCCTTTGACATTATAGTTTAAATCATCACTAAATTGAGAACTCTTAATATTAGTTGCCATTGCTTTTATCTTTACCATATCTGCGGATGACGCTGTATTAGCATTTCCAATCATATTTATCGTGTTAGGTTTTTTAAATGCTGGTGTAACAGAACTACTACTTCCAGAACTATTTCCAGAACTATTTCCAGATCTAGCTATATACGAAGTAGGTCCATTCTTCATAAATTCGCTGGCTTCTTGAAAGGAAGTGAATTTTTTATATACAGGATTAGTAAAACCTTCTACTGCTGATTTACATTCTGGCCAAGTTTTAAATATACCTGTACGATGCCCTTTTTTAACAACATAATAAGTTTCCATTTTAGTATATTATTTATTCATGTATTACGTATCTACTTATCTACTTATAAATAGATTCTATTTATCTTTTATGTAATTAAACTTATTACAATAAACTTATTATCAATTTTATGTTTATGTATATAAGATTAAAAAATTGAAGTTTAAAGAGTTATAATCTATACGTATTAAAACAATAAAGATTATATATATTTACAATATTACATATTCCATATCCCATATTACATATTACAATATTACATATTCCAGAATGTCTAATAACGATACTCAAGAATTAAGTGAAAGTTATGATATGATTATGTTAAAAATTGATGATACTAAGGAAAAGCTTAATAATATTGTTAATACTTTTAGTGAAGAATTGAAGGATTGTATATTCCAATTTACTAATAATATTAATAAAAAATTTATAATGCAATCTGAAGAATTAGAAAAACTTAAAACTGAATTAAAAGCTAAAAAATTTGAAGATCATAATTATAATAATGTTTCAGTTATTAAAAATCAGGATAAACAGATTAGGGAACACCAGAATACTATTAAAGCATTAGAGGGGCGCCTTAAATTTGCAGAGTCTAAAAATGATGATATTAAAAAGGAAGCAGCTAATAAAAAAGAAGCAGAAGTAGTAGTTGTAGAAGCAGTTATTGAACCAGTTAGTGAACCAGTTATTGAACCTATTGCTGAACCCGTTATTGAGACTAAGAAGACTATTAAAAAGAGTATAGCTATTTCAAAAGGTAAAACTACTAAACCTGTACAAGAATGTAAAGACTCTACCGAATCTACTGAATCTGAAGTAGTTGTTGAAGCTATTGTTGAAAAACCAAAAAAGAAGATTGCTGTTAAAAAAACTAAAGCTGAACCTAAAGTTGATATTAAACCAGTAGAAGACTCTATTATTGATGAAGATGTAATCGAAATTAAAGTAGAACCTAGTATAATTGAATCTATTATTGAAGATGAAGTTATTCCTGTAATCATACCTGTTTCTGATCCCATTATTGAAATTAAAAAAGAGGTAGAAGAAATAGAAGAAATAGAAGATAAAGTAGATGAGGAAGTAAAAGAAGTAATACCTATTAAGAAGGAACCTATTAAGAAAGAACAACCTATTAAAAAAGATCCTATTAAGAAAGAACAACCTATTAAGAAGGAAACTATTAAGAAAGAAATTAGTAAAAAGGAATCTTCTAAGAAAGAAGTTTTGAAAAAAGAAGCTGAAGTAATTGTTGAAGCTGTTAATATAGTAGTAAAGTATCCAGATATCATTCCTGATATTAATGATGTTGAAGTATTAGAATTTAATAATAATGATTATTATATGGATAAATTAAATAATGTTTATCAAATGACTGAAGAAGATCAAGATATTGGAATTTTTATTGGTGTATATCATAAATCTAGTAATAAGATTTTACCTATTACTCTGTAATTACTTTATATAATTTTACTTCTTGCTTGATTTGATACCTTTATTATCTCTAATATAATTAAAAATTACTAATAGAAATAATATTATTATTATGGATACAAATCCAATTGCTACATTTTCAATATCATTATTATTTTTTTTTAAATTATTAAGAAAATTTTCTTTACTTATTGATGAAGAATTAGAATTCATATTTTGAAATCCTTGGATAGTTGATGTTGCCGCTCCCGTGCTAGTAGTAGCCGCTCCCGTGGTGGTAGTAGCAGCTCCTGTAGTGGTAGTAGCAGCTCCTGTAGTGGTAGTAGCAGCTCCCGTGCTAGTAGTAGCCGCTCCTGTGCTAGTAGTAGCCGCTCCCGTGCTAGTAGTTGCCGCTCCCGTGGTGGTAGTTGCCGCTCCCGTGGTGGTAGCTGCCTTCGTGGTAGTAGTAGCTGCTCCTGTGGTGGTAGTAGCCGCTCCTGTGGTAGTAGTAGCCGCTCCCGTGGTGGTAGCTGCCTTCGTGGTAGTAGTAGCTGCTCCTGTGGTGGTAGTAGCCGCTCCTGTAGTGGTTGCTCCTCCTGTGCTAGTAGCAGCCGCTCCTGTGGTAGTAGTAACCCCTCCTGTTGTAGTGGTCGCTCTAGTACTAGTAGGATATAATTGTTGATATTTTTTATTAAGATAATCAAATTCTTTAGTCATAGTTTCATCATCAGCATATATACGTTTAATCTTTTCATCACTAGCATATATAAAATCTTTATTTTTATTGTCAATAGTTATACCATTACCTCCATATCCACCACTACTTCCGCCACTACTTCCGCCACTACTTCCGCTACTACTTCCACCACTTCCTACTCCACTTCCTACTCCACTTCCTACTCCACTACTCTTAGATGATGATAATTTATTTTGAATGAATAATGGTGGGATGGGAGCGGAATTACTTTGAGTTGCCATATTAGTAATTACAGGACCAGAAATAGATGTTGTAACGGGTGCCCCTGAACTAGTTAATCCAGAAAAATAACTACTAATATTATTAAAAAAACCACTAGGACTTGTTGTAATAGGTACTGTACTCATAACAGGTTTTGTTGTTGTAGGATATAAATTAGCAATTAATCCTTGTATATCACCTTGATTAACTTTATTGGCTTGTAATATATTGGATAAATCACTATTAGAAATAGCTACTTGATTTTTTGCATTAAGATTAATATTAGTAAGTGCTCCACTTGACGAATCATAATAATAAAGTTTATTATCTTTAGCACCAGTCATTAATGAAGGGGTATTATCAATATATTGTGCTGTTAATGCTTTAGTAGAAGATGGATTATTAGCAATCATTTGTTTGGCAATATTACCATATTCCATACTATTACTATTGAGATATGGATTACTTTTCTTATATTTATCCAGTTCATCTAAATATTTTTGATTCAATGTATTATAATCACTAGAATCAAGTTCCATAGTAATAGGAGTATTGATAGTTAATGATGGATTTGAATTTAAAAATTTTTCTAAGAGTGTAGGTTCCATTTTAACAAATTTGGCAACCCTTTGAAATATTTGTAATTTGTGCTTACCTGCAACTCGATCTTTAAGATCATTAGGTAATTTTGTCATTATTTGAGCTAGAATACGATACATAACATCTAAATCATTTTTATCCATATTTTCAGAAATTACTTTTTGAATTAATGTATTGCCATCAGTTGTAAAGTCTTGAAGTGTAATAGTATTAAGAGCGATCATAAATAGGATTTCAATTTCAATAATTTTCATAGATACAATACGTAATTCTTGACTAATTATCTCTCTAAATAATTGATCTTGACTAACAGTTTTACTTTCAGGAATATTAGTGTATAGCCAATTAAGATATTTTAGAGCTTGTTGTCTATCTGGCATCTGTGAAAAATATAAGCTAACTGGTAACTTTTTAACAATATCTTGAACTACATTATTATTGGTGTTATTCATTTTTATATTTTATATATTATATTTTATATATATTATATTTTTATTATTCTAGATAGTATAATCTATATAGTATTTATAATATTACAACATATTTTATTGTAATTTATTATTTATTATTTATAATTTATTATATAATTCATAATTATCCAGATACATTTTTCAAATTAGTTTTACAAAGAGGGCAATATGAATTATTTTCAAACCATGTTTCAGAGCATATAATACAAAATGCATGATTGCATTTAAATTTATAAAACTGACTATATATATCATATGTATTTAAGCAAATACTACATTCACATTGTTCCAGAATCATTTCTAGGTTTCCATAATGTAATAGATTATCACTTCCTAATCCCGTATCAATACTGATTCTAGATACTTGTTGAATTATATTATTAATATCATTATTCACACCATCATTCACAACACCATTCATACCACCATTACTATCTAATTCATTATAAAATCCTCTATTAAACATTGGATTGTATATTTCATGGTCTTCATGTTCTTCATGTTCTTCATCACTATCAACTTCAGTATCTATATCTGAATTATATCCTGATCCAGACACAGATCCAGACACAATACTACATGTTTCACTATGTGATAAATAATCATAATATTGATATACATTAGAACATCTAGAACAAGTTAATAATGTGGTATTATATAAATCCATCTATAAATATATTCCTAAACTATATTATTATATATTCTTCTATATTCATATTTTTTTGAATATAAAAAATTGTTTAGTAAAATATATAATATATAAAATATATAAAATATATATAATCTTATATAAATCATTCTAGTAAAGTATATTCTTCTAGATTACAAAATGACTTCTACCATCTTTAAAACTAATTTTAATAAGGTAATGGAGTTCAATCGCGCCTTTGATATGGTACCAGTTGAACCTAAACAATACGGTGGTTATTTTGAAGATTCATTATGTAATATTCAATTCGATCCCTTTAAATTTATTCGCATTCCAATCTTTAGAGATTCCCCAGCAACTATTAGATTGCGTCTCGATTTAATTAAAGAGGAAATTGGTGAATTAAATGAGGCTATATTACAAAATGATATTATTGAACAAAGAGATGCGTGTGCTGATATTCTTTATGTAGTCTATGGTATGGCGGATGTATTGGGAATTTCTATTGATGATATTTTTAGTAGTAATATACAAAAAAAAGCTATGAACTATGAAACAAATAATACTATTTCGAGTAATAGCTATGTAGATAAAATATTTAATGCTTCTAATAAAGGTTCTAAAACTATTACAAATTATAAATATATGAAAAGTTTTTCAACTGAGTTTCTAGGTTTTGATATCTCTAGCAAACCTGTTCCAGAAATGATAAGCATTATTAGTGATAAATTGAATACTATATATCTGGAATTAGAAGCAAATTGTTTAAAGGAAACAGAAATGATCAATATAACTAAGAAATTTCAGATTGTATCAGAAAATCTATATGATATATTAAGTTGGACTTACATTATGACAATAGTTTTAGGTGTTAATGCTGATAATGATTTTGATATTGTTCATGAAAGTAATATGAGCAAATTGTGTTCAACAGAGGCCGATGCAATTGCAACTATTATCGATTATGAGGCTAAATATCGAGCCGGTACAAGCCCTTATGATAGCCCTTATTATTATTATTTACATAATTTAGATAAATGGATTATTAAGAATTTATCAACTGGCAAAGCTTTGAAAAATATTAAATATAAGAAAGTATGTTTTAAAAATACGAGGTTTGTATTTTAAATTTATTAGTATTTTATAATTATTAAGTTTTTATTATTTTTCATTATTTTTTATTATTTTTCATACTTAAAACTATACATACTATATTAAATAATACTATCAATAATACTATTAATAATACTATTAATAATACTATTAATAACAAACTAATAATAACTAAAAATGTCAATCCCTATTTTATCTATGGAAGATTATGATGCTATTCTAGATGCGTTAGATAATGAAGATACTGATATAATATTAAAATACTTTAAAAAATATGACATAGATCCTTTAACTGGGCTTCTAGATGCCCCGCGGATAGATCATATTGATAATGAATTACATACCTATCTAGATTATGCTATATCTTATAATCTAACTAATGTAATAGATATGTTTATTGATGATTTAAATTTGGAAATTAATGATGATATAATTGCCAGATCTCTAGTATTACATAATCTAGATAGTTATAAATATTTATGTAATCTTGGATATATTCCAGATAGTGAAACATTAAAGATTGCTGTACAATTATGTTATGGTGAAATTTGCGATGAAATTCTCTGTAATGATTCAGAATTAATTGATAGTATTGAAGAAATTGATATTGAATATATGTATAGTATGGATATCAGTGAGGAAACTATCGAAACAGTTAAAGTCCTTTTTAATTATGGTGTAAAACCATATTTATTTAGTAAATTTCTGAGTATTCTAAAAGAGCAAAAAGATACTACTCCAGATGGAGATGATGATGTTGAAATTCATATTATAAATGAAATTATTGATATTCTAGAAAGCAATAGCGTTATTTCTGAAAATGATGAATAAGTATTTACTATTTTTTATATATTTTTGTATTTTACATATTTTACATTTTATTATGATTTTTTATTATCATTGTTTATAATATAAGTATCTAGAGTGTAAAAAAGTAAAATGTCAAAAAAATCATCTAAAAAGTTATCTGTGAGACATACTAAAAGACATACTAAAAGACATACTAAAAAGAAGCCTATGGAAATAGAATTTGAAGCAAAGTTTCTAGATATAGATAAATCTTTATTAGTAGAAAAACTAAAGTCTCTAGGTGCTAAACAAGTTCAACCTAATACTATTTATAAAAGATCTATGTATGGTTTAAATAATATTAAAAGGGGATATGTCCGAGTTAGAGATGAGGGTGACAAAAGAACATTAACTGCAAAAATATATAAAGATTCTAAATTCCCTCAAGAATATGAACTCCAGATAAAAGATGATTTTGAAAATGGTAAGGCATTTTTACAAGCTCTAAATCTAAATGAAAAATCATATCATGAAACAATGAGGGAAAAATGGAATTTGCCTTTAGGTAAATCAGAGATGAATAATTGCGAGGTAGCATTTGATTCTATACCTGGAATACCAATGTATGTAGAAATAGAATGTAAGAGTAAGAAAAATTTGAATAAGGCTATAAAAAAACTTAATCTAAATAATAATGGTAAAAATAAAAAATTTTTTGGTTCATATGGTAAATGTTTTGTAGAATATTATGATATGACTGAAAATAATATAAATAATGAAATACCTAAATTAACATTTATGAATATTGAAGAAGAATTAAAACCTTATATTAAAAAAAATGAAGAATTATTGAAAACTGTATCTAGACAACATTTGGAAATTTATAAGAACATTAAAAAATAAATATATTTATATATAATAATAATAGTAATCTATAATATTTTATTTTTAATACTTATAATATAAAAAATGGCCTCATCAAATACTAGGTTTAGTTATATGAAAGATCAAGAGCACTTAACAAGTAAAAATTCAACACAACCATCACAACCATCAAAGTTATTACACAGAATTCCAGTTAAAGTAAGTAACGCATCTAGCAACGATATAATGTATGGTCTTATTACTCCAAGAGGTCTTACCAAAGCTCAGGTAAATAAAAAAGGTGGATCATATTCCAAAAAGTTAAAGAAAAGATCATCTTCTCATAAAAGAAAAGGTAAAAAATCTAAGTCTCATAAATCTAAGACTCGTAAATCTAAGCATTAATTACTTATTTTATAATCTTTTTATAATCTTTTTATAATCTTTTTCATTTCATTATTTGTAATATAAAGAAGTAATTAGTAAGATATAAATACATAGGTAAATATATACATAAAATGACATCATTACTATCATTATTATTATCCCAATTGTCACCATCCCAATTTACACCACCCCAATACATATATGGAGGTCTAGGAGGTATGTTTGGTATCTTACTTAGTCATCCTCTAGACACAATTAAAACACATATCCAAACAGGTAAATCATTATCGGCCTTTAAACCCTCTATTACAAATCTATACAGAGGTATTACTGTACCGCTGATAGGGGTAGGTATAGAAAAGGCAATTGTATTTGGTACATATAATTATGCACTAGAAAAAACAAATTGTATTCCTCTATCTGGAGCAATTGCCGGATTAAGTGCTAGCCTAATTGTGTCACCCTATGAAAGATTGAAAATACTAAAGCAAAGTTCGCAATCATTTAAAATTTCACCTCTCTATATATTAAATCCGCAATTTATGTTCAAAGGTCTAGGGGTTACATTTACAAGGGAAGTCCCCGGATTTGCCATTTATTTTAGTGTTTATGAACATCTTAAATATACAACATATACACAACACAATAAGGAAATTACAGGTTTATCATCATTTATTTATGGAGGCGTATCTGGATTAACAGCCTGGATATTCATTTATCCTCAAGATAAGATTAAAACGATTATACAGAGCAATACACACAGCAATACACACAGCAATACACAGAGTAATATTCATAATACTAAAAATGTTAATAGTATAGTTAATATAGTTAAAAATATGTATTCTACTTATGGTATAACTTATTTCTATAAGGGTTTTAGTTGGGCAGCAGGCCGGGCTATGTTATTACATAGTGGAACTTTTTATATGGTAGGATTACTTAATAAAGAATAAGTAATAATTATTATGTTTTTATTTATAAAATTGATTTTTTATTTATTTGTTTATAAAATATATATATTAAAATGTCAGTAAATTTAAGACTAAAATCAAAATCACAAACAAAAAGAAAATCGCTAACAAAAAGAAGATCGCTAACAAAAAGAAAATCACAATCACAATCACAATCACAATTACAATCACAATTACAAAATGATCATAAAAAAGATAAGAAATTTACATATCTTATAGGTGATTATGGTAATAATGATTTTATATTTGTTACATTTACATCAAAAACAGTTTTTGTTCATAAAAATATAAATTATCCTCATAATAAAAAAACATATAAAGAAGAACCTCCTGTAGATCTTAATAATTTAGAAAAATCTTTACAATTTGGTAAATGGGAAACAAAAGAATATAAATATACTAGTGTTTTTATGTCTGATGTAAGTAATCCTGATATGAATGGATATGAAACAACATATAATAATTTTAAAGATTATAATAGTTGTACTTATATGTTGATAAAATTACATGATAATCATTATTTATCATTAGGATATCGTAATGGTAGATTTACTTTTACAACTCCTAATAATGATAATATTAAATATGTAAATTGGGGTAAAGGTGTATCAAAAAGTGGCAATTTAAATGCTTATTTAGTAGGTGAAAAATATACATATAATATTTTTGATTCAGGTAGTGATTTTGAATTTCATTTTTATATTTCTAATAATGATATTAAAAAATATGAACTAAAAGAAAATCCACATACAATAAAGATTGGTGTAGATGATTATGATAATATAAAAACTATTAAGCCTTATATTATAAGACATATTAAAAAAACTAAAAAAATGTTAGGGTTAATTAAATATAATATGCTTGAAGAAAGTAAAATATATGATGTAATACATTTATTAGAACATAAAAATATAGATTTATAAAAAATATTTTCTATTTTTCTATTTTTCTATTATTCTATTTTTTCTTACACCTTTGGACATTTAAAATGCCGAGTTAAAATTGATACATATAAGTCTTACAATCACACATTATTATAGGTCTTATATGTATCAATTTCAAATTTCAATTGTGAGCGACCATATTTTACAGGGAAATCACCAGTATCCTCATCTATTTCTCGTAGTATTTTCATTTGCTCATAAGAAAGAGTCGTTATAATCATTTGGGTTTTTATCCTTTCAAAATCTAAATCAAGTCCGAAATATTTACGTAACGTAAGAACAATAAACCTAAATGATGTTCTTGTTTCATAATTTAGTCCTTCAAACTTGTATTCCGTTCCATCTTTTGTATATATGGGTGTAATATGAATATCATAATGTGTCGGTTGGTAAAGTGTTGTCATTCTAACTTATTTAGTATATTACTTTATATTAATTTTAATTCATTATAAAAAATGCATTTTAAATGTCTAAAGGTGTAAAATTTTCTTAAATTTTTTGTTTTTCTTAAATTTTTTGTTTTTCTTATTTTTTTAATTTATATATTTAATATAAAAGTAATCTAGAACAAAGTAGATTATAGACAATAATATAATAACGTAATAATTCTAAAATGTCCCAGCAAGAAAATATACAATTAAAAACTAGTTTTAATCTCAAGTTAAATTTAGTAGTAGCTTATACATTTGGTAAGCAAGGTATTGGTAGCAATGGCACTATACCCTGGACTATTCCCGAAGACATGAAACATTTTAAAGAACTTACAATACCTAAATCAATTGAGTATCCTTTTAGTATAGTAATTATGGGTCGCAAAACTTGGGAAAGTATTCCTGAGAATCGGCGACCACTTACAGAGCGATTCAATGTTATATTATCTAACAATAGTGAGTATATAGAACGTGAAAATGCTAAATATGGTAAACGAATGATTGATAGTAAATCTGGTATATTATTTAGTACTTGGGATGATTTTTTCAGTAATTCAAATATATATTTATTAGAAAAAAGAATGATGGATAGTGTTCCTGAAAATATGAAAGGATATATACAAAGGCCTTTTTCATATTATATTATTGGAGGTGAACAAATTTATAAGAAGGCTCTAGATATGTGTCATGACTTGAATCTATCTTATTCCATTAATGCTACCGAAATATATTTAACTAAAGAACAAGAGCAAGTACCCCAAGAGCAAGATACAGCAAGCAAATATGCATGTGATACATTTTTTCCTAAGATTGATGAATCATTAATAATTACAAGTGTATCGCCATTTTATAAATCTAAATCAGACTTGCTATATCGTTTTATAACTTATGAGAAAACAAAAAACTCAGACACCATAAATATAAAACCTAAATCTTTCTATACACAAGAAAATGATTACCTAGACCTAATGAGAAATATATTAGAAAATGGTTCTAGCAATGATGATCGAACTGGTGTTGGAACTGTATCTATCTTTGGATCAATGTTAAAATATGACTTGCGAGATACATTTCCGTTATGTACTACAAAGCGAATGTTCTTCCGAGCTATATTTGAAGAGCTGATGTTCTATTTATCTGGCAAAACGGATAATAAGATTTTACAAGCTAAAGGAATCCATGTTTGGGATGGTAATACCAGTCGCGAATTTCTAGACAAAAGGGGTCTGGCTCATTATGAAGAAGGTGATATGGGGCAAACATATGGATTCAACTACCGGCATTTTGGAGGGGAATATAAAGGTTGCGGAGTTGACTATGGTCTTCAAAGAACATCAACTAATTCACCCGATAACACAATGGAGATTAAACCATCGTCAAGGGAGCTCGACGGGCTTCAGCCCTCGTTAGGATATGACCAGGTTGCCAATGTAATCAATCTTATAAAGACGGAACCAAGTAGCAGGCGGATCATAATAGATTTATGGGATTGTTCAACAGTTCATAAAGCGGCCCTTCCCAGTTGCCTATGTAAGTATCAATTTAATGTAAATGTTAAGAAGAAGGAACTCAATCTGGCAATATATTTGCGCAGTAGTGACTATTTTCTTGCTAATAATTGGAATACTTGTTGCGGAGCATTATTTGTTCATCTCCTTTGTAATTTAGAGGGTATTGACTTAACTCCTGGAGACCTCACAGTATTCATAGCCGACGCGCACCTCTATAAGACCCATCTGGAAAAAGTTAAGATAAATCTAGAACGTAGTCCTTATCCTTTTCCAAAATTACTTGTAAATCAATCTAGTCAAGGTGTGAAGAAAAATGATATACTTGATTTCAAATTTGAAGATATTGAATTAGTGGGATATAAATCATATCCAAATATTAAGGCCGAAATGGCTATTTAGAGCCAACAATATGATTATTACTATTGGTAATAAATTTAATTAAAAAATAATTACCAATACAACCAAATATCCATACAAAGGAATGACAAAAGTTAGAATCATATTTATGACCTAGTCCAAATGCTATCATAGAGAAAAAATACATACTAAGAGCTAGAATACAACCATATGTAAATATATATCCTAAATGGACATATAAACTTAATTGTACAACAATCATATCTACATATCTTCTAAATTGGTCTTTACAAGAAGACCAGTAATATATAGATGATGCTACTAGACACCATTCTGCAATTGCTAAATATTTTAGATTAGAATACCAAGCATATATACCTGTTAAACCTGCTAATGGTGTTATAAATAACATCCAATGCAATTGAGTTTCACAAGAATCATTATTTACAGTATTATTTACAGTATTATTTACAGTATTATTTAAAAAAATATTATTTATATGTTCTAGATTCATCTTTTATTAATAATATTATTAATATTATTATTAATATTATTAATATTATTATTAATATTATTAATATTATTATTAATATTATTAATAATATTAATTATATTTTTTATTATTTTTAATCTTTGCTAATTATAATATCTATATTTAATATATATTAGTTATAATAAACAATCAATACTCAATAAATAATAAAAATGTCTTTCAATAAATTATCATATGATTTCTGCGCTTATAAAAATGAACTTGCTCAAAGTACTGGTAGTCTAGGATGGGTACTTGATGAGAACCGATTTTACAATTCCAATTCTGCTAGAATCAATTTTGGAATTGTAGGTGGTAATGAAGTTTCTATTATAAAAGGTTCCATGGTTGATTTAGAAAGCGATCTAAAAGGGCAAACTCGATTACAATCTAAGTGCCCTCAATTGCAATATTTAAATCAATGTTCCTCATCTGGCAATATGACTAATTGCCAACCTCAACAAATTGTCATTAAAGGCAATCCTTCTAATATGGGTCGCGTTATTGACACTACCCCTATGCATTTGAAAAGTGCCCAAATGTTTCGTTATACTCCCATCCCTCTTCCTCAAGGTATCCAAATGCCTCGTTGTCGTTAAGATTATATATCATTATATATAATTATTGAATCTATTTTCATAGATTATATTTTTAAATGTTCTAGATACTTGTTTTTATATTTTTTAACTTTTCTAACAATATTATATATAAATATATAAATATATAGTATAATACAATAGATACAATAGATATAAAAATGGAAGAAGAAAAAAAAAAAAGTTTAGATATACAAGGTATTCTAGATAAGATTAAAAATTTACCAATAGATAATACTGATAAAGCTACTATTCTAGAACAATTTAAAGAAAATATATTAAATCCATCAGCTGGTGAGAATCAAAATCTAGACACTATACAATCAAAATATTCAAATATGTTACATTCACCAAGTCCTTCGCAATTAAATCTAATGCCAGTAATGAATCCACAAATGCAATCACAAATGCAATTACCAATGCAACAATTTCAAAGATACCAACAGCAATTGCCAATACAGCAACAATGGCCAATGCAACAAATGTCTAGTGGAGAACCTATGACAACTGCTCATTTTGAAATATTAAAGAGTAAATTGGATTCATTACAATTAGAATTAATAGATTTGCTCCGTCATGTTAAGGATTATACACAAAGGTATATGAATGCCGTTAGGCAACAGGATTTAGAAAAGATCGATGAATATATAAATGGTCTTTTCCAGGTAGATAAAACATTAAAGGAAGCAAAAGAAAAAACAGAAGAGGCAATCGCAGCTTCTGAAGAAAAAGTAGAAGAGGATCCAGAGACTAAACAAGGTGTAATATCAAAGGCAACATCAGGTATTAAGAATTTTTTAGGAAGTATTGGTGATAATGTATCTGGGATTACAGATTTAGTTAAAAGTACAGCAAGTATTGCAAATGGTTATCTTACAAAAAAAGTTATTACTCCCGAAACTTCAAATGTAAATATCAATGCTACTTCTACAGGTAATACTAAAGCTAATTCTACAGGTAATACTACATTAAATAAATCTAGAAATAACAATATAGTTTCAGTAAATGAATATATGAATATTATGGATAATACTAATCCTGGAGCATCTAATTTAAATACAGTATCTATTAATTCTAATGAAATAAACAAATTAAATAAACCAACAAATCAACCTACAAATCAACCTACAAATCAACCTACAAATCAACCTACAAATCAACCTACAAATCAACCTACAACACAACCTGCAACTCAACCTCCAGCACAACCTCCAGCACCATCTTCTAATTCAGAACCAGAAGATTTAGGAAAAGCACTTACATCTTTAAATGATAAAATGAATGAAGATATTACAAAAACTGTTAATGAAACTAAAGAAGTTAGCGATTTAACTCAAAATGGTGGTTCTAGAACAAAACATGATAAACTAACAAAAAAGATAAATGTACTTAGATTAAAATTAACACATACTAAACTTAAAAATGAATTAAAACAACAACAAAATAATAATAAAACTAGGAATAAAAATAAGAATTTACATAAAAATAATAAAAAATCAAAAGTAAATAAAAAAGTATAAAGTTAAAAGTATAAATAATATTTATGTAGGTATTATCTTCAACTTCTTGCCAACCTTCTTGCCAACCTTCTTGCCAACCTTCTTAACAACCTTCTTACCAACCTTCTTGCCAACCTTCTTGCCAACCTTCTTGTCAACCTTCTTGCAAATCTCCTTTCCAACTTTTATAGGTTTTACACCTTCAGATATATCCACAACAGATTTCAAAATTATTTTAGATTGACTTCGAGTTTTAATAGGTATAAATCTAGTTTTATCAAAAACTATCTCTGGAAACTCCGAGCTCAATAATGGTAAATCTGGAAAAATTGGAGATATAGATATATCTTTTGAAGCCTCTGTAAAAGATTTATTTTGTTTATCAGAAATTAATTGTTTATAATAGTCTATATAAGATTCATCACTACACATATCTATATTTTCATTGCCACAATACATATTATCAAGCTCATCCATAGCATTATGAATCTCAAGATATACATCATTACTAAAATAATTAGGATGTTCCAGAGTTGTCATTTTAATACTACTATTACTAATACTAATACTATAAAAATGTATAGTTATATTTAATAAGTATTATGTATTCTTTATTTAATTTCAATTTTTACAAATAATAATTTATTTTATCTGAATATAGTTATAGTTATACATAATAAAATTATATCTCTAGATATAATAATATAATACTCAATAGAATATATAAATAAATATATAAATAATATATAATACATCAAAATTAAAAATGAGTTACAATCGTTCTATGTATGATCAATGTAGTTATAAATATCAATTAGCGGAAACAACAGGATCTGGTATTTATCAATTAACCCGCCCCGCTAATGCTTGTATGCCTTGTCTTCCTAATGACCCTCGTATAATTGCGCAATCTCAAGGTGTTTCCATAAGTAAAAATACAGCTCTTATTGATATTGACAGTGAAATGATCGGTATTTCCAGGAATCTATCCGATTGTCCTGACCGTAAATATATGCCTGATCAAAATGCCAGTTTTCATTGCGGAGCACAAACTGGTAAAGTCCGTAATGGATGCCGTCCTACCGATAAGCTTTGTATTGATAATACCCAAGTTATGAATTATAATGATTGTGGTCTTTCTACTGAAGACTGTCGTCTTAGTAATCCCCCTATGACCTTGCGCGGTACTGGTTGGAATCGTTGGGAATGGTTACCTATGGATCCCCAAGATCGTGTAACGGAACCTTTTGACTTCCAAATTAATACAAAGATTGTTAGTAAAGATAATCACCGTCCTTGTGTCCCCCGTCCCGTAGGTCAATACCTAGTTTACCCTAAACCTAATAATACTCCTATTTGTGAAACAATTGTTCCCGTTTGTCATGCTCCTACTATGCCTCCTAGTGTTAGCTGGCAACGGCAGGATATGATTGCGCAGTACTAGAAGCAGGATTTAGAAAATCCCGCGCGCAAATACCCTTCGGGAAATTAGTTTACCATCATTGAATTCCCTATTTTTCCCATCATTGAATTCCCTATTTTTCCCATCATTGAATTCCCTCCTTTACCCGTAGGGACTTTTAGTGCCGTTTTCGTAAAAACGGCTTAGCTAGACCAATACATATAATCAGCATTTTCCGATAAATTTATATATTTATCACAAACTACTCCAGACAAAGCTACCATTTCTGGTATTATACGAACAATATTATAATGCTCACAACGGACACACCAATGATGTGGTATTGTTCCAGAATACTGGATTCGATGACCATAACCTCCTTGAAAACAATACGCTTGTATTGAATCTATCCATTCTTGATAAATAATTTCTGGTTCTTTTTTATTTATATTTTCAATAAAATTTATAATTAATGATTTTATTTTTGCAAATGTTTGTTTTCTTATTTTATCTTCTAGCCATGTTGATTGTTCTATTATATTTGTTAAAGCATCTAGTTCTTCGTGAATAGGTTTAAATAATTCTATACTATAAAACCATTCTCTAAATTTAGTTATTCCAGATTTAGAAAGATAAAAACTAAGGGTTTCAATTGGGATAAGAGGTGCCATATTATATATGTTAAGTATTTTGAATATATTATTATTTAATAATTATGTAAATTGTAATAGATAATATTACATAATATACTAATTGTCTTTATGTATCAATATGATAGTATAACAAATATAACAAATATAACAAAATTTGAAAAATAAAAAATAAAAAATAATTAATAATACATTCTAGTTAGTTAAACTTCTAATATCAATCTCTACAATTTGCTCTTCAACTGGTGTAATTAAAAAAATATAGATAATATTACTATCATTTACTAATTTTCTTTCTTTAATTTTATCCAAAAATATATCAGTTAATATATCTAGGGGTATAAAAGACACTTCTACGTTATTTTTAGATTCAGCTTCTGAAATATTAATAGCTAAAACCCCTTCGCTATCTGCTTTAGAATGCTGTATATAAATTTGAATCAACTGATTTTTATTAGTTTCTATAAATTTAAGTGATATATTACGATATTTTTGTAGAATCTCTTCCTGTTTTTCTTCAAAATTCATTTTAATTTTAATGTATTTGTACTTGTATTTATGATTAAGTATTATTTATATTTTAAAAAAATAGTTTTAAATACAATAAATTATATAGTATATTGTAGTTTAATTTTTAACAGATATAGATTTATTAGCTTTATAAACATTAGATCCGTTACTAGAACCAGTATTAGTATTAGCATTAGCTAATGTATTAGTAACAGATCCGCTATAGTTTCTAGGTTTCCTTTCAATCTTTATAAATCCATCACTATCCTCTTTTTCTATTACAGGAAAAGAATGATTTTTATTATAATTTATATTTGAATCTTTTTGTAAATTATCATTTCTAGGTTTATTTCTAAAACCATTCTTAGTATCATGTTGCCTATCATGATGCCTTTCACGATTATCTTGTCGATTATCTTGTTGTCTATCTTGCCTATGATCATGTTGCCTATCACGATTATCTTGTCGATTATCTTGTTGTCTATCTTGCCTATGATCATGTTGCCTATCACGATTATCTTGTCGATTATCTTGTTGTCTATCTTGTTGTCTATCTTGATGTCTATCCCTATTACCTCTATTTCTCCATTTTCTTTCATAGTTTTTAGTTTGTTGTACATTTACTTCTTCATTAGAAGCTACCACCTCAACAGGTTTTACAAGGACTTCAACAGGCTTTACAATCACTTCTACAGGCTTTGCAACTACTATTGTCTGCTCTGCCTTTGCAACTACTTCCGGAGTGCTATTTGATTTAAGCTGAACTAATTTTAATGAAGAATAATTAATACCTTTAAAAATAGGTTTAACAGCCGCAGGTTTTGGAATATCATCTACTATATCTATAATTTTATTAACAATAGGTTCCGGATCATATTTCTTTTCAACAGAATGCTTTATAATAGGTTTTTCTATTTGCTGATCTTGTAAATATTGTTTTAATAATGCCTTATTAGCTTTTTCCAATGTTTTAATCATATCTTGTATATCAAGAACCTTAAATTTAATTTTATTGGGTATATTATTAACATTATAAATCATAGTTAAAATATCATTTAATAAATTTTTATCATTATCCGATAACATATCAATCAACTTTTTCTCCATAGTTTCGATTATACCAAATATTAAATATATACGGCTATTTAACTCATCCATATCACTAGGTATCCATTCCAGGAAATTATTTATATTATTCAAGCATATCATAAATTTTTTATATAATTCATTAGGTATAATATTGAAAACATTAGTACTTATTTTTTTATCTACATTAATTAAATAAATATTAGAGAATATAACACCAATATTTAAGAAATTTGTAACATCCTTAACATATGAAAAATATGTAAAATCCTTTAAATTCTTATTTTTTTCTAATAATAAAAGCAATTCCGTAATAAATTGATTAATAGAATCTTTAATATTTTTACCAATAACACCGTCAAAAGATACCAAGAATTGCATATAATCTTTAGCAAAGCTTTCGTCATTTAAACACTTTTTAATTACAGTGTCAAATAAAAATTTACTATAGTCTGGCAATTTCCTAAAATTGTCTTGCATTAATGTATCCGTAATTTCCTTAACAATAGTTAAATAATTTGCCGATGTAATCTTATTCATACTTCTATTAATAATATTAATATTATCATCACTATTAATAAATTTAGAAAGCAATTTCGGATTCTTCTTTTCGCGCCAGTTTACCATGGAATTTCGGGTGGATTGCTTAATTTCACTATCTATTGATTCAACAATATCAACTAGATATGTTGATAGAATATTAATAAATGGATAACTTTCTTTATTAATGATGTTACCACATATATCAAATAATGACTTACGATTGTCATAGAATATATCAATAGAAGCCTTATTAGGTGCAGATGCTTTAGAAGAAGTCATGACAGTGTTAATTGTCTTTATTTCTGCTTTTTCTTTTTTAGATTGAAAGTTTGATGAGGTGTTATCACTCATGATTAAACAAACTTGATAATATGTAATTGATAATATGTAATTGATAATATGCAATTGATATTATAGTAATGAATAATTATATACGAATAATTATATACGAATAATTATATATGATTAATTATTAATTATAAATTATAGATTATATATAATTATCAAGTTTGTTTGACACTGTGATAACTTATACATATAAAATAATTTGGTTTTAAGTTAGTAAATTAATCTATAATAATAATATTGTAATATATCAGAATATAAGGAAATTATAATCATGTCATCTATTCTAAATAATGTTTATGAAACTGAATCTACACTAGCAGGAGCATATTTTGATGGAGGACGAAACGCTACACAATCCAATGTAATACCTTGCACCGGATTTCAACAAAAGATTCTCAATAATAACAATACTGGATTTCCTCAAGATACTACACGACGGGAAAGTAATCAAACAGATTTTTTTATTTCACCATTAAGTGGTCAGAGTCTCAAAAAAGAATCTTTCCACGATAATATGGTTCCCTTTATTAAAAATAAGAATCAACAGAATTTTACAAATAATTCATATACCAATGTTCTAGGTCGCCATACTGGTAATGATGAAAACTACCGTCCTAAAAAAAAGGAAATTAAGCCTTTTTTTGATATCACACCTAATAATACATATGTCTATGGAAGTCCCTCTTTTACAGAAACAATAGGCACTGACCGCTATATTCCTAGTCAAAAACGTCAAGGTGAAAAACCAGTTCCAGCTATTCGAGTGGGACCAGGGCTGGCTGCTGGTTTTACAGCGGAACCAGTAGGTGGTCTCAATCAGGCTAATGCCCGTGATTATGTTTTGCCAAAGAGTATAGATGAGACCCGTGTATTGACTAATCCCAAATTATCATATGAAGGTCGTATAGTTGCTGGTCTTAAGAGTGGTCAGCGTGGTTTACAAGCTAAACCAGTTAAACACCGTCCAGAGCGTTATTATAATTCTACACCAGAAAGGGGTGTTTTAAGCTCAGCTGTTAAGGCATCCCAACTCCGTCAAAAGTTTTATATGAAGCCCACTAATAAACAAAATCAGAAATCATATTATGGTGGTCTAGGTAATAGTGATATTTCAAAGCCTCGTAAAGAGGGCGCCTACCGTAAATCTACTAAAAATAACTATATGGCTCCAACACCTCGAAATGCCTATCGTGAAGATGCATGGATATTCAATGATGCAGCTATATCAGATGGGGTAGGTGATTACGGTAAAAATAGTATTGAAAATAAGGCTAATGAACGTGATACAACTCAAGACCGTTTCCATATTAACAATTTAACTACTACAGTTAAAAAGATTATTACACCTATCATTGATTTTTTTAAGCGTACCCGAAAGGAGAACTTTATTGGTAATATTAGACCCGAAGGGAATATGAATGCGGCCATGCCATCTAAACAGACGGTTTATGATCCAAATGATATTGCCAGAACCACTATGAAAGAACAGAATATTGATAATGATTACATTGGTCAATTAAAAGCTGAGAATAAAGGTACTACTTATGATCCTAATGATATAGCTAGAACTACTATTAAAGAACAAAACATTCATAATATTACGCCTTATATTAATATGAATCCTCAGCAACCTCGTTCTACCCGTATTTATGATCCCGAAGATATTGCCAAGACTACTCTAAAAGAAGTTACAATAGATAATGACTATTTAGGTATTGTAGGAAATCAACAAACTCTTAAGGCCGGAGGATATACTAGTACTAATGTGGATATGAAAAATACTAACCGTCAATTTATGACTGACTGGTACTATCAAGGTATTGCCGATGGTGAAACCGGAACTGGTACTGGGCGCGGTTATTTGGCGGCTAGCTATGATGCTAAGAATACCAACCGTCAATTTCTCAATGATTGGGAATGGGAAGGTCCTGCTAAATCAATTGTCAATAGTCCTATGAAATATGATGATATGTATAATGCTCATATGAATCCTAATAGAGAAGAAATTTCAGTAGGTAGGGAACCTACACCCGAAAGTGTAAAATTGGGCGCCGGAATGGACTTGGTCAATATCGAACATAGACGTATTGAAGGTGATCAGATAAATATTAGAGATCCTGCTGAAACATTCCTATATACTGCGCCACCTCAGAAGAATGACTACGGATTAACAAGGGTTAAGAGCAAATTACCGGAAGAGACTAATAGGATGCGTATTGAACCAGATATTCTCAATGCTTTCCGTGAAAATCCTTATACACAATCTTTATCTAGCAGCGTCTATTAAGTATATTAAATATGTCAATATAAAAATAAATATTATTTATAAAAATTGAATTGTAATATTTATATAAATTGTATTATAATTAAAAGTGATGTCTTTGTGAAAAATGATCTCTTTACAAGAATTAATAATTAATAAATATATTGAGGATTATACTTTAGCTATTGATGATTTACCAGAAGATATTAAAAGAGATATTAAGACCAAAAGGGATAATATATTTATGGATAAAGCATTTAAAGATGTAGCTAAATATTTAAATAATCAACCTATGTATATTAGACAATCTCCAAGAGGATTCACATTTTACTATGAATCATCAAGTAGATGTAATATTAATTATTTTATGTTTAAAATACGAGATAGACCTAATGTATTACTAGAGTTAGGATATACAAAGTATAATTTTTCGGTAGAATATACACATATTGATGGTGATGATGATTATCTGTTTATATTAACTATCATTGATCCAGAGACTAATTATAAAGTTTTATATATAAAATCAATATGTAGGTTTGATTAATTGGTATTTGATTAATTGGTGTTTGATTTTAATTATTGATTATATTTTTCTTTATATATATTAAAGTAATTTACATTTACATATTAAATACATACCGAATTTAGGTATGGCACAAGTAGGAAGGATTACAAATTTTTATGAAAATGGTAGTGAATTAATATCATATAGTAAAGATGAAATGTTTGATAAAATTTTAATAAGAATTACAGAAATACATCAGAAAGATAAAACAAGAGATAATTTTGATGATATTGAAAAAAAGGTAACCTCTTTTTCTGGTCCATCATTGTATTATGATTTATCTTTAAATGAAAAAAATAATTCACTGAAAACACCAGAAGAGAAATTAATAAAATTTTTAATTGATAATCATTATTTAAAAGCAACAGGAAATAAATCAGATCACTATACACAATATAAATTTAATTATAGTAATTATAATACATTTTATAATCCTGTAAAATCTAAAAGTGGTTTATTTAGTAGATTTTTTAGAGGTGGTTCTTATTCAAAGAAAACTAAGAAATTTCTCAAGACTAAGAAATCTCTCAAGACTAAGAAATCTTTTAAGACTAAGAAATCCTTTAAGAATAAAACTAAAATTATCTCTAGCTAGGTTTAATTAAATAATTATAAATATAAATAAATATTACTACTATAAATATAAATAATACATAATACATAATACATAATAGAATGAATCAAGAACAATTTTTATATGTTAGGTATCCAGAACAACAATGGACAAGATTTAATACAAGTAATACTAATATTACAACTAGCTATCAAAAAGAATTACTAGATAAATTTATACTAATGGATATTGAAACATATTTTTTTGAAAATGAAAAATGTAATATTAATCAATCTAATATTGAATATAATTATAAGGAAATAGAAAATATTATTTTTTATAGAAAATCTATAGTAAGAAATAATAAAATAGATATATCTTATTTGTATTATTATACTACTACCGATGATCAAAATATAGAATTTATGTATAGCGAACCTTCCTTTGTAGCTTATATAAATAGATTGGTAGATTAGAAGATATAGATTATAAATATTTTTTATAAATATTATAAATATTTTTTCTTTATATATATTAAAGTAAGTAATTTACATTTTTTAACAGATATTATAATTTAAAGATGGGTGACGAAAAAAGTCATTCAAAAGCTTATGAGGCTCTTCATAAGATGCACTTGACAAGCACAAAACCATTTGCACAAAAAGTTATAGATGCAGAAGCAATACTTAAAAAACACGGTATAACATCATTAAGTACTTCTCAAATTGGTACGACTGGTCCAAATGGTAACAAACTCGCTTCGGGACTAGTAGCAGATTTTATGCACAAATCTGGTTTAGCAGTTATCGGTGGAGACACACACGATCTTACAGGTAAACACTTAGTACCAGGTGTTATAACAACACATAGAGATCTTAAACAAGAAAATTTTGCTCCACTATCATTAAAACAACACCAAAAAACACCCACAGGTAGCTCCTTTTCAGGACCCAAATTTAAACCCAAAATAAAAGGTGGTTCTAGATCTAAAAAATCTTCTAAGTCATCAAGATTTAAAAAATCTTTTAAGTCTTCTAGATCTAAAAAATCAACTAAATCTAAAACCAGAAAACATAAAAAGTAAAAAATAAAAAATAAAAATATTTAATTTTAATTTATAATTATTATAATTATTATTTCTTGATTTTCCTTAATTTTATTCTAGCGTTTAATATTTAATTAATCTATTTGTGTAAAGTTTATTTCTAATACTATAATAATAAACAATTAACAAAACTATTTCTAATCTTTTAATATATTTTATAAAACCAGATATATTTATCTAAAATGTCTACAACTACGAAACCTCATTCCACTCATACAGGTCCTAAACATACAGGTCCTAAACATACAGGAATGCATATGGGTGGTGCTAAAACCAAGAAGTCTATGAAGCATGGATCTAAGAAACACGGTTCCAAGAAGAGCAAGAAGGCAAAGATGCCCGAAGGTATGGCATGGTGTCCTACCTGTAAAAAAGGTGTTAAAATGGTTAACCCTGTTAAAGTACCAATGAAAATGGCCGGAGGAAAAACTCGTGAAAGGTACTCTGCTACAGATATACATGGTCACAAAGTTAGCCGTATCATCTAAAATATAAACCATAATATAGAACATACTATCAACATCACCATTTAATTCGTAATTACTTTATTTTTTTCATATTTTATAAATTCCAATACATTAAAATATATAATAATATTAAATATCACTAAATATTATGAACATTAAATGTCTTATAAATTGCAAGATACATCTACCATAGATGCCAGAATAGATTACAAGAATGATTCCAAGAGATCAACTAGATCAACTAAATCAACTAAATCAACTAAATCAACTAAATCAAAAAAATCTACTAATTCAAATAAATTTCTAACCCTCAACAATTTACTACATTTTAAAGATATATTTTCCCATAATCGTAAATATGATAATTCCCTAATATTTCTAAAAAAAAAAGATTTTGACATATTTTATAGTTGTAAGCGTAAATATCCATTATTAGTTAAAGAAACAGTAACTAAGACAACAGGATTCAATGATCCTAATGAACCTCGAATAATACGTAGTCAAACAATAGATCCATGGAGTGAAGATACCGATATACCTGAAAAATACAGATATTCTATAGATAATTATGAACAAGCTATGAAATATGGTATTAGTATGGGTCATAATGCAGCAGCAGGGCAACATAAAACGAATATGTCAATATTTTCCGAAACATTTTTACTTAGTAATATTACACCTCAAGAAATGGTATTTAACAGTGGATTGTGGGCATTGCTTGAAAATTGGTGTCATGAATTACAACGCAATATAAAATTAACAAATATTAATATATTTACAGGAAGTATTCCAGAAACTAAGGATATTCATATTAATGGTGTCACTATGAATATACCTAGTAAAATGTTTAAAATCGTATGTTTTCAACATGAAAATAAACCAAATGTTACATTTATGGATATATTCATTGCAAATAATAAACCATACTATATTAATTCAAAAATAGATGTATATGATCTTAGTTCTTTTCTTCTGCCTATTAAATCTTATATGTGGTTTGAGAATTATACTGGCATAAATATTAAAAAATTGCTAGAATACTATAGTATTGATACATCAAATATAAGAACATTTAGGAATATTATACCTATAAGTATCAACCTTAGTCATAATTTAAAGTTATTAATGAAAAAAAGCAATTGGTATGGTTATTTAATATATGTTAAAACTTTAGAAGAACTAGAAAATAGATGGGAACAATGCCAATTATTTAAAAAAGAATTTAGTAATCTAGAATACCATCAAAAGTTTTATGAATCGACAAAAACAAGATTAAGTTCTACTCAAAAACTAGATCCAGCATTAATACAATTATTTAATCAATATGTAAATATAAAACAATACATAAATTATCACCCAAATAAGCATACAAATAGGCATATAAATAAAAATAATTCAGTTCATATCAAAGATAGATCTAAAAGAACAAAAAAGAATTATACATACAAATATAAATCAAAAAAATAAATTAAAATAAAGTAAAAATATATAATATATATATAATAGATAGCAATAGATATTGTAAAAATAGAATAATAGATTAATAATAAAATAATAACATAATAACATAATAATATAATAAAACAAAAATGCGATTTCTCAATTTATGTTTAAGTGTTCCAAATTTGGATACAATAATTTTTTATATAGTATTTGTAATTCTCATTCCTTCAGTATTATTTTCTACTGATGATTATGAAAGTTTGAAATATTATTTACCTGCTCTAGTTATGGCCGCTGTCACTTTAACCGAGGCAGGTAGTCCAGATCTTTTTGTAAATTTATATCCTACTGATTGTTCAACTACTACTTCATTCAGCGGGTTTCTTTCAACTAATATTATTAATGGTTTGGCAATTGTAGGTATTTTGATGCAATCTTTATTAATTACTATGGCAACTAGCAGTATGACTTTAGGTTTAGTATCTGGGCTTATTATGTTCGCTATTACATTTCCATTAGCTCAGCAAATTTTACCATTCTTTATTAGAGAAACAGATGAATTTGTTCAAAATATTACAATATCAGATGGAAATACTAGAATCTATTTACCTGGAAATTGGCATAAATATCTATCTGGTCTTATATTTTCTATAGTATTACTAGGTATTCAATATACAATGTTAATCGGATTTACGAAATATATATTATCATCAAATATTAAACTAATCTAGATATGATACTCTAGATATGATACTCTAGATACATACTCTAGATACATTCATTTTTTCACTCGTAAATATAATTATTTTTTAATATGTTTTGTTTTTAGTTATTTAATACATTTTAATTTCATTCTAGCAATATGCATTCTAGCAATTCTATAATTTCTATATATCCTAATAAACGTAATAAATATAATTATTATAATAATCAATCAAGTGAAAAAATAAATCTTAGACCAGATTGGCTAGGAAATATAAATTGGAAACTAGGATGTAAAACTCCTATGAATCTAGAAGTAGAAATAGGATATAAGTTTACTTATCCATTGTGTAATGAAAATACAGAATATATTAAAAAATATGCAGAATTCATTAAACCTCAATATAATTATAATAATTATAACAAGAATACTAATAATACTAGTACCAATACTTATAGTAATAATTTTAATAATGATAATATTGATACTGATCAACCAATTACGAATGATTCCCTATATAAATCTACAATTAAAATAGCATATAAACCAATTTTTCAAGCATCTACAGAAACTACAGAACCAATAATACAAAATACTATTCTAGCGACTGATATAAATGAAACTCTAGATGAAACTGTTTTAATAAAAAATGAGGAAGTATTTACAATGTATAATAAAAAGAAATCATCACGGATCTCGAAACCATTATTAATAAATCCATTAACTCCATTAACATCTACTAAAAATACTACATCAAATACTACAATCGATAGAGAAAGTAATAATATTAAATATAATGGTAAATCTTATTATTCTTATAATAAAAATAGAGAAAAGATATATAATAAACCTATTTACATCAACAGCTATAATAATAATGAGTATTCAGATTCAGAAAATGGTGATAATGAAAAACCTAATAATAAAGTTTATTCTGATGTAGAAGATGATAATATTGATGATTGATGAATGATGATTGATGAATCATATTAATGAATGACATTGATAATTTATATATGATTTAATTTATTATCTATGAATAGTATAGTAAATATTTTCATTATGCTAGATAGATTTTTAAATCCTTTAGTTTTTATTTGCGCTTTTGCAGTAGCTGTATTGGTAGTTTATGTATTACAACCAGAACCAACAGTAGTATATAAATTTCCCAATCCTGATAATGCTGGTAAGCTTACATATCAAGCTGAAGATAAATCATGTTATAAATATGAAGCTAATGAAGTAAAATGTCCAAGTGATCCCAATCTTATTCTAGAACATCCTATAATAATCAAATGAACGAATCAATGTGAATAATATATGTGTGAATAAAATATGTATGAATAATTATCTGTGAATATAGTAAATAAAAATAGAAAATATATAATATAAAATAGTAAATATATAGTAAATATATAGTAAATATATATAAAAATGACAGTATTTGATATTATGGCAAGTAAGAGAGGAAAGATTATAGTATCTATTATTCTAGCATTTGGTTTAGCTTGTATGTTACGTATAGCTTGTGATGGTGCTAATATGATTATTATTAAAGGTCCTCCTATTAATTCTGTACAAGATAAAATATTTAGTTTTGATGATAAATGTTATAGTTATAAAACTGTTAGTACAAGCTGCAAAAATATGAAAAACAATAATATAGATTAAATAATAATATAGATTAAATAATAAAAAATTAGAAAATAATTATAGAATAATTATAGTATGGAAAATATTATAGTAAAAATTTATATAAATTCGTTTTTCAATCATTATATTTTTAAGTGTTTTTTTTAGATAACTATTTATAATATATTATTTATTATATAATTAATAACATAGCAATATTCATAATACATTAGTACAATACATACTACAATGTCACAATCTACACCTATTAATCTTATTAGACGTAGTGAAGGGGCTAGCGATCCTCTACCTCCTATGAATTCTGATTCTCAATTAGTAGAAGATATCCTTAAGGAAATGGGAGAGAGCCCAGGAGCAGATCAACAGTCTAATATAAATTCACAAGCATTTCAATATGCTATGGATAACTCCCAGGTTCCTGGATATAAATATACCGGTCAATCGGAATCATTATCTGCTTATGATGATAAAAACTTTGCTGATAAAATGATGTATCAACAAAAGCAAGATAATTCCGGTTTTCTAGGTCAAATTGGTATAAATCTTAATGGTGATTCATTAAAGAATAAAATAATGAAGAATATTAAGTACCCCGGTTTGGTATTTGTAATATGTTTTATAATATCAATACCCGAATTCAATAGATTTCTATTTAGTTTCTTTCCAAAATTACTTCTAGAATCAGGTCAGGTTAGTATTGGAGGAGTATTATTAAAGGCTATAGTAGGAATGATTCTATTTGGTATAATAGGATTATGTATCTAGCTCACTTCATCTAGAAAGGCATAGTTGATCTAGTATTATTTATAGAAAAGAATTTCTCAATAGAGTTTAGATATCTATAATACATTGTTTTTTACAATTTTTATTATAATTTATATATTTCTTATATATTTCTTATATATTTAACACTAAAATGAATGTAAAACAATTAATACATGATATAATTCCTTACTATGCTTATATAATTTTAGGTATTATTGTATGTATTATAATTTATAAATTGTATAAAAATGATAGTCAAAATCAAGGTCAATATAACAATATTGAAACATTTGAAAGTGTTTTAAATAAATTAAATACTAAAAAAGGTAAAGGTAAAAATAATAATAACAGTGATAATAGTGATAAGAGTGATAACAGTGATTCTAAAAAAAATAAAATATTTAATGATTATTTTAAATCAAAATCAAGTAAATTTAGCAATACAGGAACAACATTTGATGATTTATTGAAACAAACTGAAAAGATGGATCCAGATAAATATACTCTTGCTAATATGAGAAAAACAATTTCGGATTATAATAATTCTTTTAAAAAAGAAAAATTTAAAAATAATAGTAAAAATACATCAGAATCACTTGAAAAATTTTCATTATACAAAGAAAAATTCTTTGAAATATTTAAATAGAATATAGAAATTATATATGTCAATCTAAATATATGACTTATTAGTTTTATTTTTTTATTTTTTAATTCTTTTTAGATATTAGTAATACATATTGTAAAGTCATTTTATAAATATAATATACCTAATTTAAATATTAAATATTAAATAATATGTTAAATACCATGATGAACAAACAAAATATGTTACGAGGAATGTTGTTAATAGTAGGTCTAATTGTAATTTCATTATCAGTATTTTATTTATATAACTATCTAGATACTAGTTACGGAAATGATATTTACGAAACATTTGTAGCATATCAAGCTTATCACAACGGCGAACCTATAGCTGATACATCTAATACTACAAATCCAAATCCATTATCTCCTATTAAAAGTAATAAATATTATTTAGTAAATATTCAAAAAGCAACAAGTAATAACCTGGCTATGTATGCTATAGATACAAATACTACAATATATTATTATACACCTATGTCAAATCAATGGACTTCCGTAAAAATTACAGTAAATAATCCTAGTATTACTAATCCAAAATTTGCAAATAAAATAACCTGTAATAAAAGTGATAGTATCTTATTATCAGCAAGTACTTCAACATTATGGTATTGTAATAGTTCAACTGATAATATCAATAATATAGATTGTATATATTATGTATCTTTAAATAGTGATGGTTCAATTAAACCTGAATCAATTTTAAATTGTTTAGCTAGACCGTTAATTGATCAAACTATACCTACTACTACATCATCAGGTACAACGACAACAAAGTCACCAACAACTACAGAACCTAGTCAATTTTACGATGAAATAAAATTTATTGCTGCAAATCAAAATGTTTTATTTGCTCTAGGTTGTAATACAACTGCTACACCTACAAATCCAAATAATTCTATATTATATTATTGCGCTCTTACAAATGGTATTCCATCCAGTAATAATGCTACTAATTGGAGTTATTTTAATCTTCCAGCAGGTATATATCAAAGTGATATTAAACAAATATTAGTAAATGATTCTCATCTATTTATTTATACTACTAATTATGTAACAGATTCAAGTGGTAAAACAACATTTACATCATATATTTATTATAAACCTATTAAAATACAAAATAATATAATTGGTAGTGAACCATGGGTTCAGTTTATATCATATGGAAAACAACCAGTTAGTAATGCACCATTTAATACTTTAACTGTTAATAATGATGTAATTTGGTGTTTTGATAATAATGCTTTATTATGGTGGTGTCCTTTGAAAAATGGTACAGAAGCTCCTCAAACTGATATTACATATCAATGGAAATCGATTAATATGCGTGATCCAAAGGCTCCATTAACTATGAATAGCGTTTTAAATCTTGTATTATATAGCAATATGCTAGTTATATTAAATAATACTACTACTACTAATGGATATATTAATTTATATGGAAGTTTTACACCAAAACCATCAGGAACATATGTATATTCTTACAATACACAATATGTACCAACCAATACAGGAACTACTACTACCAACCCTTCTGTAACCGGAACTACTCCATCTGGAACTACCACTACTCCAACTGGCACAGGTACTACCACTACTACTCCAACTGGCACAGGTACTACCACTACTACTCCAACTGGCACCAGCACTACTCCAACTGGCACAGGTACTACCACTACTACCCCAACTGGCACCAGCACTACTCCAACTGGAACTACAACTACTCCAACTGGTACAGGTACTACCACTACTACTCCAACTGGAACAGGTACTACCACTACTAAACCATCAGGATCAACTACCACTACTAAACCATCAACATCATATCTTAATGGTAATATGAATCCACCTGTATATATGAATGATAGTTTAAATGATTTACTTTCAAAGAATACAGTATTGGGTAATAATTTATATATTTCTCCAATGAATAATCAATCACTTTATGTTCCACCACCTACAACTGCAGAATTAAAAGGTAAAGTATCAAGTTATTTTTTTCCTATGGTTAAAATGTATTAGAAAATAATAGAAATTATTGTAATTATTAACAAAAATTGATTTTTATAGTGATAATATTATAATATTATACTATTATTATAATCATTTTATAAAGATTTATAAAGATTTATAAAGATTTATAAAGATAAAATAAATTATAAAAACTAAAAATGGATCCGGTAGGTATAACGTTAATTGTATTTTTGGTTGTAGCCATTTTCTACTTTTTTATTAAAAAGAGTAGAGCGCAAAAAAGTGGAAAATTTGAACCAAAACCTTAATCTTAACGGACTTGAGTTTCGGAGCTGAGAATATATATTGTATTTTCAGTAACAACAATGTAGCAATTATCGGATTTGTATGTATTTAAAATAGGAGATGTATGTTCATCTTCGCTCTTAAATATAATGCGATCTTCTCCATCTGATACAATGCTAATTTTACCCTTTAGAGAGTCTATATAGAAATAAAAACAAACAGGTTTTTTTGTTTTTAATGCAAGTTTAGTTGCCTGAAGAAGAGTTTTATCAGTTGGAAGAGTTAGAGAACCTCCACCAGATGCCTGATTAGATTGAACTACAGTAATAGCATTAGACATTTTTTGTTAAGAGATAAATTACTATAAATTAAATAAAAACTATAAGTATTTTACTAATTTAGTTGTTTTTTATTTAATATTCTAAACGAATTACTATAATTACTATAATTACTATATTTCTATAAGTTAATTTTTTTATTATTTTTCATTATTTTATATTTTGTATTTTGCATATTGCATATTGCATATTGCATTTTTTTACTTAGATCTAAAACTTGGATCAAAACCATTAGGTAATCCTTGAATATTTAGAATATCACCTTGTAATTCTTGAACAGATACATATTGATTTGATCCTGGTGTTTGATTAGTTTGAGCATTTTTTAAATCTTCACCTAGAACAATAAATTTATTTCTAGCCAAATAACTATTATCAGAAACATTTGCAGTTATAGTTTTAAAAGCAGGATCATCATAAAAATCATAATTGGCAATAAGTTTATCTTCATTGGAACTTTGTTTTTGCATTATATTTTTATTTATTATATTATTAATACTTTCATTATTAGCTAAATATTTATGACTTGGTAATTTATGATGTTCATATTTAATCATTTGTTTCGATTTAATATATTTTGGTTGAACTTTAGTACTAGCTTGTAAATTATGAGTACCTCTTCGGTTATATAATTCTTGTAATGAAATAATAATTAATGTTGTAAATGCAATGGAATATACAGGATCAAAACAAGCAAAATATGCTATTAATAAAGCATAAACAATTTTTATAATATAAGTATCATAATTTTCAAGAAATGATGTACTTACATATTGGATTGATAAAATCCTTATTATTACATAAATTAAATAAATATATTTAACAATAGAATTTTCCATTAGATTTACAATCATATCATTAAGATTGATTAATTCTTTAATCATTTTATTAAAATATTGTATTTATGATTCTAGACACTATTATATTATTATATTATTAGAATATTTTTATTATCTAACAAAATTGAATATAGAAATTATAAAGATATTAGTAATATAAAATAATCATATAAATAATCATATAAATAATCATATAAATAATCAATTAAAAAATGTTACATAAGACATCTATATCAAATCAAGGATATTCAATATATAAAGACAAGATTACTGAAATAGAACTTGATGTAATTAGAAATGATATGACTATTAAACCATTTACTTGCCCTGGATATGGGAATGAAGAAGATGTAACACCTTATAAACTTTATAAAGAAAATACTGATAAAATCTATGTACCCTATTTCTACGGTAGAAATAAGTTTGGTATTCCAGAAGTATCTAAATTAAATGATCCAGAACCAACATCGATTGCCTTCTCTGTTGATAGAACCATGCGCCCATATCAACAGGACATAATTAAAACATATCTAGAACATGCTCATGAAATTGGAGGTGGTATTATAAGTGTTGGTTGCGGTAGAGGTAAAACTGTAATGGGACTTAAAATAGCAGAAGAACTAAAAGTGAAAACTCTAATTCTAGTTCATAAAGAATTTCTAATGAATCAATGGGTTGATCGTATTAAAGAATATTTACCATCTGCTAGAGTTGGATATATACAAGGTAAAACACTTGATATACAAAATAAAGATATTGTTCTAGCAATGATACAAAGTATTAGTGATCCTCGAAAAGATAAAGATTATCCTGCTAATTTATTCGAAAGCTTTGGACTTGTTATTGCGGATGAATGCCACCATTTGGCGGCTCGGCAATTTTGCCGATCGCTTGGTAAATATCCATTCAAATATACACTAGGTCTTAGCGCTACCCCAGATAGAGCCGATGGCCTTGCCCGAGTATTTAAACATTACTTGGGTGATATTGTTTATAAAGATGCTGAAATATTGAAAAGTGCAGAAGATGTTGCTATGGATCATATACCTAATTCCACAGTTGAACTATATATATATAAAACCATGAATGGTAATGTTAATACTGATCCAAAATATAATAAAGAAGAATTGAATTATAAGAAGAAGCCAAATATTGTCACTATGAAATCAAATGTTGCAAATTGCGAACATAGAACCCGATTTATGCTATCATTTCTTCCCAGATTAATAAGTGAGGGGCGAACAATACTAATTCTTAGTTGCCGAAGAGCTCATATTACACAAATGGAAAAAATGATTAATGCTATGATTACAGATTTGCCTATTCCAGATTGTACAGTAGGACTTTATGTAGGAGGTATGAAACAGGCAGACTTAGATAATACTGCTACTAAGCGAATTATAATTGCTACATATGATATGGCGGAAGAGGCATTTGATTGTAAATCGCTGAATACATTAATATATGCAACACCGCATAAGAATATTAAACAGGCAGTGGGCCGTATTTTGAGAGAAGAAAAGCAGAAAAGGAAGTTTATACCATTGATAATTGATATCCAAGATATATTTTCTACATTTAATGCCTGGAATAAGTTAAGAGAAAAATATTATAAAAAAGAGGGTTATCCTATGAAAATATTTGATGTTAGTGTTAAATCTAAAAGTGAAATACCAGATATTACATTTAATAGGGAAATTAATAATAGTAAGGCTAATAGTAAGGGTAATAGTAAAACTAATAAGACTAATAAGACTAATAATAATAGTAATACTACTAAATATAAACTTAATAATGGGTCTGGATCTGGTGATAATGACACTTGCAGTGATGAATCTAGTAATGATGATTCAGAAGACAATGAAACTGATGAAATACAAACTGAAATAGATTTTTAGCAAGATTTTCAAAATATGATATTGAATATTTTATAAAATATATAATAAATATATAATATATTAATTTATTTTTTTATAAAATGAATAAAAAAATTATAATAGCAATTTTATTCATATTATTTGGATTATCAAGAATTATATTAGGATTAGCATTAGCAGTTTTACCATTTGAAAAAATACAAAAGATACCAATACTTAATAATTTAATAAAAAGTGAGTTAGATACAACATTTGCCGGTAGATTTTATCAATATATAATTTTTTTATTTGGTTTATATGCTACGATTTATGGTTTTACATTATTAAATGCTTTTTCACCAAAAATAAATTATTTTTTTAGTAAAAAAAATACAGCATTTATTATAAATACAGTTTTATATTCAGCAAAGGTAATATTTTATGTATTGGTTTTATATACAGATGTTCCTATTGAAAAAAATTTAAAAGATAATAGAACTATTTATTTAGTTATAGGGTTAATATATGGTATTTTCTCTTTATTTCTACCTGTAATATTTATTGGTCTAGAATATATTTTATTATTCTTTAAAATATTAAAATATAAATTAACAAATAAATTAAGTATTGAATTAGTAATTGGTACAATCATACTTATACTAATTTTAGGAGATATATCATATTATATATATAAAAAATATATTAAAGAATATACACAACCTTATATTACACAATATTTATCTCCATATATAAATAAATTAAATTTACAAAATGTAAATAAATTAAATTTAAATCAATTGAATATAAATGCTACTGAATCTACAAGTTCATCTACAACTCCATCTAAAACTCCATCTACAACTCCATCTACAACTCCATCTACAACTCCATCTACAACTCCTATATCAAATATATCTTCTATGTATCCAATATACAATATTAAATATTGAATAAATCAAAACAATTATAATCTAATTTATACACCGTTCAAGTCGCACCATTTACCACTATTATCACTAAATGATGGTCTCTGGATTCCAATTCGTTGATTAAAACAATACCATTTAGTTCCACTATTTATAGTATTCCAGATTTGGTCTAAAGCATATACCCAATGATATTTAGTAGATTCTAGTAAAGGATTTGCCCATTCATATAAAGCAATTAATCTATCATATTTACTTTCATTTATAATATATCCAGAAGTAGTTTGTACATTTAATACTTTTGTTAGAAAAGATGAATAACCTGGATACAAACTATCGTCAATAGGTTCTGTAGCTCTTAAATTATAGCTTAACATACATATATCAAAATCTACAGGTCTTTCAAATAGTAATTTTATATTTCTTTCAAATTCTTCTTTAGATACTATAAATGTAAAATCATCCTCTAATATCAATATATTTTTATATTTTTTATCTCTGGCCATTTTCAATACTTCCAGATGTGATTTATTACATCCAAGAATACCAAAACCAGGTGTACTCACCGCGTCAAATCTTTCATATTGAATATCAAATTTATCTAGTTCTCCTTCGATTTCTGCTTTTCTATCTTTTCTAGATTCTAAATTAATATATATAACCTTATCAACATATTTATTAACTATATTTTTAGGTATAAAACTGTCTAGATATGCAAGCTTATTTTGTAAATCATGATTTATAGGGAGTGGTGTTTCAGTTGTTTGATTCTGGACTTGCCAATCTATATTTTTTTGCTTTATACATTTATATAATTTTTTAGCACATTGCTCTCCCAAATCGCGCCTACCTTTATTTATCGTATTTCTAAGAAAGAAACTTGCAATACAATCATAGTCTTCCACTGGTTCATGATAGTTTTCAAGAATAGAATAATAATCACCATAATAAATATGACATAATTCTGGGTATTTATCATAGAAATAGGTGAATATTTGTTCTTCCGCATGACCTAGTTTATTAGATAAAGTTTCATGAAAAAGACTAAGACAACCATTATAGAATCGATTAACATATTCATCTTGAACTGTAAAACTAGTAGCAGCTACTCCGCAAAATCCCCCTTGGTCTAATAATTTATTCATAGGATATAATTCATTATGACTTCTATAATGAATATAGCACCATGAAATCTTAGGATTAGGATTATCTAACATTTTTTTTGCAGAGGTCTCGAAATTCCTCATAATATGACTACCTCCAAAATCAACCCATGCATAATATTCGGTATTATAAAAATTGTGTTGTTTCGCAATGTAAATTGCTATAATTTTGAACATACATACTAAGTAATATGATGCTGTATTACGACTGCCTTTATAACAAGTCATACCTTTACGATTTTCATATATAATATCCCAATTTTCCTTGTATAAATCATAATCAGTAATGCTTTTAATAATATAATTTGTCATCATGGGATTAGGTACATATTCCTCTCTAATAGTTTTTATTTGTTCATATGTAGTTTCATCGCAAAATACAACCATTGGATAAGCTAATCTCAATGTTTCCCTGCCTTTATTCATATAGAATGATTGCGGTCGAACTTCATTAGTAGAATCTTTTAAATCTTTTATATTAAAATAGAATGTAATTATTGTACTTTTATAATCAGTATTTTTCAACGAATAATTTCTAAATGGTAATTCCAGAATGGAATTATCATGATTAGCATTGTAAGTATCTACTTTCCAGTTACAATTTTGTTCCATCCAATCCCACATATTAACTTCCCAAACTATTATTTTATTACTAGGATTATTATCATTACTATCATTACCATTACTAGGATTATTACTATTTATAAAATTAGGTAATTGATTTTGGATTATATAATGCATTTCCTGTATTGATTGTTTATCACCAATATAGAATCCTCCGCAAAATCGCCAGCTAATATTTTGTTTAATAGAATTAATATGCGATTTTGATTGCTCCAGAGACCAACAACTAGGCAATAACATCATTTTAGGAAGTAATTTGCAATTTGAAAAATTATATAGTTTTTTAAGAATAAGATCTGGGTTAGATAATACATGGCATATACCAAAGTCAATCCATGCAAAATGCTCAGTATTATAAGGATTAGCTATAGAAGCATTATATACAAATTCACTTTTAGCATTCATAAGAATAAAATAGTTTTTAGTATCTTTATACACATTATTAACGGATGGTATATTTGGGCTTTGCGATGTAATGATTTTATAAGTTTGTGTATCTTCTAGATTAATAATAGGCATTAGTTTTACATTAGGAAATTCCTTCTCCAGTTCTAGACCAATTGACTGGTAGCTGGAAGATACATAAAGACATATTGATATTCCAGAAGACGCTAACTGTTTAAATAATGATACATATTTTTCAGATGTTCTTATAATAGAACGTGTGTCCTCATTTAAATCAATAAATGCCGTTACAAATGTAATTGATGTTTGTGATGTTTTGTATGTATTTGGTTCTAGAGACATTGTATGTTCTAGATTAGTAATAGTATTATTAATAGTAGTAGTTCTAGAGTCTAGAATATATATTTAGTAATTGTTTATATATGAAATATTTAATATAGATAAAAATATAAAATAGATAAAAATATAAAATAGATAAAAATAAAATTATATAAATAGTCCGTATATTATATTCCATATGTCATAGTCCATATATCATATTCAATAATATTTTTATTGTGATGCTAGAAACATATTACTAACTCCAGATATAGTTACTATATTATATGATAAATCTCTTAGAAAATTAAATAATTCAGCTTTAGAATCAATATTACTATTACTAATACTATTACTAATATTATTATTTGCTTCAAATAGTATTCTAGGATAATTAGATTTTTTAAGAGTATCTAATGCACCCATCAATACATTTAATTCATTTTCCTCAACATCCATTTTTATGAATCCAATATTGTCAATATTAAAACTATCCAAAGTTCTAATTTCAATAGTTTCTGTTGCTAGAATGCTTTTTGAATTATCATTTGTATCTAGCACAACAGTGGATCCTCCGCCATCATTACTAACTATATATAAATCTTTACTACCTACTTGCTCTGGTGATCCCAAACCATAATTTATACAATTAATATTCCTTATACTAGATAATGCTACACTACCACATAAAGCATAATAGGTCATCTTTTGAGGTTCAAAAGAATATACGGACTTACATTTATTAGATAATGCTATTGAATATGTACCACTATGAGCTCCTATATCTAGCATTACTTTATCTTTGGAACAGAATTGGGATGACCACTCTATCAAATTTGCCTCGAATAGGCCATATTTCATATAATATTCTATGTTTGATTGCGGTAGAATATAATGATTTAGATTATTTAAATAAAGTATTTGATTACTACTATTATCATTTACTTGCTTAGTATCAGGTTTAGTTAATATGAAATAATTACAAGACATTCTAGAATAGATATGATTCTAGATATGGTTCTAGACAAGTTAAATATAATAGTTTTATATTAAATAAATTGATTACATATTTTGATTAGATATTTTGATTACATATTTTCTTTTATTTTAACTTAAACTAAAGTCATTATTAAATTATATATTAGTATCTAGACAAATTATAAATTCATATTATACAATCATATATCATACAATCATATAATAAATACTATGTCAGAATTCTTTGATGGTGAAGTCGTAGAGGCAGTAGTATTTACAACTCCTAATATAGATTTCCAGCTTAATAAGTTTGCCGAGGGCGAATATTTAAAAGACAAATATATACCTGATAAAAGCTTATTTGCCCATCCAGATGTAATTAATAATTTTAAAAGTTTTTATGAAAATAATGTTGATATCCCTATATTAGTTTATGGCGAGCATGGAATTGGAAAACTAACCTGTATAATTGGTTTAATTAACAATATACCTTGTTATCTTCCTGATTTCAGTATAGATAAGAAGGTAAATAATATAGAATACTTTAAGATTCTAGATGCAGATTATAATAAAATATTATTCTATGAAAATGTCTATTTTTTAAATCTAGAAGTATTAAATAATCATACCGAAATCTTAAATTATTTAAAATATATTTATCAAATAGCAAAATCTAGTAATATTAATGTTTATAGTGAAGATGAATTAGAAAAGGATAATGTAGGAATAGATAATATAATAACAAATAATGTAGTATCAGATAATATTAATAATGTAGATAATCATATCAATGATGATATTTTTAGTGATATGGTCAGTAATTATAAAAAGAAAAAAAAGGGTCCTAGTGAAAAGAAAATCATCATACTAACACATATTGACAAATGTAATCTAGAATCACAACATTATATAGCTTTTATGCTAGATAAGATAAATATATTTGTAAGCTATATTTTAACATCTCACAATACAAATACTATAGATAAGAAAATAGTATCATCTTGTGCGCCAATAAATTTTAAACATCTAGATGAAACCGATTTCATCAGAATATTTAAGTGTAATTACAAAAGCATATTGCAAAAAGAGAATCATACATTTACTCCTATTATGATGAAACAGTTATATAACATATACGTATCCAATAGATATAATATAGGTAATACTATTTCTCAAATAAAATACTATCTAGCTACAGAGGGAACCGAGTTTTTAAAATGTAAGCAAAATACACAATCGCTAATGACAAATATAGCTGCTAATTTTATTAAAAAGAAACTAGTATTATCGAATATTTCATCGGCTCTTGAAATAAGGAAATTTCTATACACAATGTTATCATTAAACATGAAACTTATTATATTCGTTAAAGAAGTAGTTAGACAATTATTGAAAAGCAAATTATCACAAGATAAAAAACTTATAATACTAGAGAAATCGGCAATACTATCTAAAGAACTCTATAATATTAATAAAGAAGTTGTTATTATCGAAGCATTCTTTTATGATATTATATCTGTAATATATCAGAATAATAAGAATACATAATAATACATAATAATATATAAGAATACATAATAATATAAATAAATATATCAATTATATATAATAAATAATAAAATATAAATTAAATATAGTAAATATATCCAGAATGCCTATTAAAAGACATACCATGAGTAAATCTAAAAAATCTATGAAATCTAAAAAGTCTAAACGTAATTCTAGAATGAATAAAAAAACTATGAAGAATATGAAGAATAAGAAGTATCAGAAACAGAAAGGCGGGTTTGGTTCAGACTGTAATCTAGCCACAGTTAAGGAACCCGGATTTAGTGTAGATTCTCTAGGTTCTATTGCCGGATTATCTATTTCTAGTTCTAGAGCGGCAATACATCGTCCTAATTGTAAAACCGATAGATACCAAGCTATGATACCTTAGTCAAATATTAAAGTAGTAGGAAAATTATGAATAGATAATGTTTTTGAAGCTGCGGTCGATATCTCCTTGCGCTTTTTTCTTGTAGAACTCCCTTTTTTCGTTTTTATCTGCGTTTCAACTGTTATTATACCATCCATAGGTTTATTTTTCTTGGTAATACTTTCATCTATCTGTCCTTGTGACCCCTGTGCCGGCTTTATCTTTGTCCCTGCCTTCTTCCCTGTTTCACAACGCAAATTCATATCATTATCTATAATCTTTAAATTATTATTCTTCTGTATATAATCAACTATATGATTCTCCAGAGCCCATTTAAAGAAATTCAATTGACCAACAGTAGTAATAAAATATTTACCATCTTCATAGTAAAATCTTATTCTATTCCGGCGGCAGAATGGATCAAAATTGCGCTTACTATATGCCTTCAATTGCCCCTTATAATTATTATGTATTATAATAAAATTGTCAAAGGACTGTATTTGATCTTGTGTTTGATTAGGATTATGAGGCCGGAAATCATTAATATTATATAAAATATTATATTTCTTACAATAGTTAGTTACAAACCAATCTATAAGTCGTAAAGATATCGATTCCCCTTTAAGAATATTTATAAGCTTATTAAGCATAGGTCGATTTGAAAAGAAATTTGTAATAGGAATAATTAATAGGGCCTGCTTTGATGTAATATTTTTACAAGATTTAATAACAATATCTACTTTATCGTCTGGATTTATTGATGTGGATGCTGCAGATGATGCGGATTGTGTAGATGCCGTTGAGTCGGATGTTATTGAATCTGTATTAGGTAATACCAGAGGAATAGTTATTAGTTTTGGGCAATGTATATCTGATGATGTGGATGATGTGGAAACTGGGGATAACTTTTTACTTTCTTTTTTCTTATCTTTTTTTTCTATCTTTTCTATCTTTTCTATCTTACTTGCCTTATCTTCACCTCCGCCACTGTAATTATTATTATGTTCTGTATGCTCTACATTATCATCACATACAATATTACTATTTATTAGATCATTAAAACTCATTTTATTTTTTATTTTATATTATTTTTTAATATGTATTATATAATATCTATTCTAGCACAACTAGTTTTTTAACTCTATATAGTTAAATATTCTTTAAGTTAATAACTTGGTAAGAAGAAAATAGAATATTACAAATTCATATATTCATATAAAATAATTTCTAAGTATTTTTTAAGTATCTAGAAATATCAAAAATGTCACAAAAAAGTAGTTTTGTAAGTTTTCGTAAAACATCCATGAAATCTATAAAACAATTTGACAATCAGGTAGAAAAAACAGTAGGCTACAGCACTAAAAGTATTATAATTGGTTTAGTAACTGTTCTTATTTTCATTTATGTAGTTATGCGTTTATATAGATGGTATAGTACTGGTAGTATTTCTGGATTTGTTGGTGAAGTACCAACTATGAAACGTCCATTCTTAAATCTTTATGCCGTTATGAAAGATGGTAAAGAAGTAGCAACTAATATAGTATTCATTACACATTCATTTACTCGCGATGATTGTGAAGAAAATTATAATAAATATAAAGCCGACGGCATTCACTTTTTAGGATTGAGTTCTTATAGTGAGTTTCCAGGACAAATAAGCAATCCTCATGATGTATTACATGATCCTAAACATAAAGCCTATACATATGATTACTTTAACCTTACTAGAGGATGGTGTACTGTTTTTAGAGAAGAAAATAATAAAAAATGGATAAAAGAAGGGTTTCCTAGAATACAATTAGCAGAAAGCGATTTTGGAAATTATGAAACCCACCTCCCAGATCCTAGCGTAGAAAAAGAATATGACTTTATATATATATGTTTAAAAGATGGTGATAAGAAAGAGGGCGACAAAGATTGCCCACAGACATGGCAGGCAAAGATCCGTGAATTCCCCACAGCGAAGAAACTGATTGATATTATGTGTAAAAAATATAAATTAAAAGGATTATTAATAGGAAGAATAGGATGTGAAATACCCCCTAGTTGTCATCAATTAATGGAATTAACAGATTTTCAAGAATATTCAACATTTATTAAAAATTTTAATAAGTGTAAATTTATTTTATGCGCCTCAGTACTAGATGCCTCGCCACGTACGGTTTCTGAATCACTTTGTTTTAATCTACCCGTTTTAATGAATAAAAATATTCTTGGAGGATGGCAATATTTAAGTGAAGAAACAGGTGAATTTTTTGACCCAGATAATATTGAAAATGGTTTTGAACCTGTACTAGAAAAATTTATGAAAAAATTAAATAATAATGAATATACACCTAGAGAGTGGTTTATTAAAAATTATGGTAAATATAATAGTGGTAAAAGATTAAAGGAATTTGTACAATCAGTATTTAAAGAAAGTGAATTAAATATTAAATATGATGATGTAGATTATATGAAACCGGGAATTTAAAACAGCTTTTTAGACAGCTTTTTAGAAAAAAGCCGTGCCAAAAAGCTTTTTAGAAAAAAGCCTCTCAGAATTTTAAATATTTTTAATCTTTATATATATTAAGTATCTAGATACAAAAATATTCAACACATAAAATGTTACGTCAGATACAAAAACAGAAGACATCTAAAAAATCTAAAACTTCTAAAAAGCTTAAATCTATGAAAGGTGGGAAATGTTGTAAGTGTTATGGTGGTCGCGGGGCGTGGGGAACATCTTGTTATGATGACCCCTCTAATTGTTGCGGTAAGAAAACAAAAGCCATTAGAGATATGGATAAAATGATGAATAATGTTAGAAATAGAAAAGAGGCTAGAAAAAAGAGTGTATTTACAAAAACTAAAAAAGCAATGTCAAGCTTTACTAAATCTTTAAAAAATATGTGGAAATAATTTATTTTTTTCAAACCTTTTTATATATATTTTCAAAATACTAATAGTTCAACAAACTATACAATAATTCTAACTATACATTAAATATATCTAGAACCAATAAAAAATGAATATAACACCACATGATATATTAACCGGAATACTAATCATATTCGTCCTAACTTATGCCTATAATGACTACATTAGACCAATACTTGTAAATCTAATCCAAGGGAAATCTTTATCAACCACAATTACCGAGGCATTTAGTTCCCAAGGTTCCTCTCAATATTCCTCCTTATCACCTGGCCTTTCCAATACAGTTCAATTCGATACAAATTCATATTTACGAAATACCAACAAACCCATAATTTTAAATAATCAAATTTCCCTGCCGATTATAAATTATGGAAATCCATCTGGAAATGGTTCCTATGCCGAATTAGTTGCCGACTATTTCCGTAATAAGATATATCCTATCCAATCTATCCAGACCCAGAGCAATATTGACACCATCTATAAATTTATTAATAATGAAATTGATATTGCCTTTATTAGTGAAGAAATCCTGACGCGTTACATAAAGCGCGATTGCAAATATTTAACTCGCCTTTTAGCAGAAGCCTTTGAACTAGATACTACCCTTCCCGAAAATAATCTAGATTCACCGAAAATACTAGACCGCCTCTATCCTCCTGTAAATGTAAGTGCAATTGGCATAGGGTTTGATATTGATTTTTACTTAGTAGTCAGCAATTTCTCTAATATAGTGGAATTTTTAGATATTACCAAGGGTAAAACAGTAGGTGTTCTAGGTGATAGTTATTATTTCTTTTTAAAAATATGTATGGCGTATGAAATTAGTCAAGACACTCTTAATAAAATGACTACGGATTCTACTAATATGGATAATAATACTAATAGTACTATAGAACCAACCATGGAAGGTCTTATTGAAAAATTCATAGAAAATAAGTATGACGCTATATTTATAGCATGCCATCCTAAGAATCTGCAATTATTAAAGATGTCTAAAAATAAGAAATTGCGATATATACATATACAAAAAAGGGCAAAAATGGATTCTCGTAGCAATTTAAATAATTTACAAAATCTAAAGGGGACTCAACAAGGCAGTGGCACTAATAATACTCCACCACCCCCAGATTACAATAGACAGGAAATTTATTCAAAAACAGTATTGGCTGATTTAAATACTACAAATATTACAGAGGACTTCAATAGTCTTATTAAAAAATACTTCCATCATTTAAATCCTAGAGCAGTAGATTTAAACAAATTTCATAAAAGTGGTAATATGTATTCATATCTAGATACTTATTCAACAACTATGGTCTTAGTTATTAGGGATGGAATACCTGCGGAGCGAGTAGCATTTCTAACTCGCAATTATATTGAAAATCTTGAAAAAATGAGAGACAGTATTGATATAAAATATTTCGATATAAAATTAAATAATTTTTCATCAATTGAATTTAAATATGATGAATTAGTGAGTTTTGATAAGGTAATCCCATTGGCCGATGGCGCCAGAAAGGTTTATAAAGAAGAAGGATTAATTTATTATGAAGAAGATGAAAAGTGTAAGCTTTAGAGTATTATGGATTTTGGATTATGTATTTCAAATTTTTTATAGTTTTTTATAAATTTATTAAATAGTTAAAAATTGAAATTTAAAATGATATAATATTATTATAATTATTATATTTATTATTATAAATTTTCATATATTCGTTTCCATTCCTAATACCTATTCCTAATACCTAATCCCATTACCATTATGTCGCTAGATATAAATTCCGCTTTTCAAAGTGAAAAATTCCAGAAGGTCCTTGAAATATTTAAGGATCCAGCGAAGAAGTTCATAGTTATAGATGGAGTTATTGGTGCCGGCAAAACGACGGTAATTTCATTAATTGAAAAATATACTAATAGCGATGGTAATAAGACAAAAATAAATATTAAAGCCATTTATGAACCAGTTGATAAATGGAATTCCACAGGCGCTCTTCAATATTTTTATCAGGATATTACTAAAAATTGCTATGAATTCCAGACATATACATATATTACCCGGATTGCCAGTGTGATAGATGAAATATATGAGAATCAAGATGCCGATATTTATATTCTAGAACGTAGTATTTTTACGGATCGATATATATTTATGGAATTGCTGAAAGATTTGGTAGGTGAAATGAGAATGACAATGTACAATCAATGGTGTGACATGTGGGCTTATATTATGCCGATGCGTGTTGATAAATGGGTCTTGCTTAATACATCTTTGAATGAAAGTTTGAAACGTATTGCCTCTAGAAATAGAGATGGTGAAACTAGCGGTATCAGTGTTGAATACCAGACAAATCTATATGATAAACATATTGAATTTTATGATAAATTAAAAAAAGATGGAAAACCTGTTATAATAATTGAAAGTAATATTATGGATAAAGATTTTATTAATGATGATAGTAAGATTATTGATATCATTGAGAAAATTATAGGGTAGGTGGCTCTGGTGGTCCTTGTGGCCCTGGTATTATATTATGTAGTGTAGATCCTGGTTGTCCCAAGTTTCCCTGTCCTTGTCCTAGTTGACTAAAAACTATATCTCCATATTCTTCTTCTAATGCTTTTATTACTTGCCTACTTACCTCTACTGCTTGTAAATGTTCTCTTAATGCCTTTTCCTCTTCAGTTTCACCTTCTGGAATTAATATAGCAGGTATAGCAGGTATAGAAGGTATAGAAATCTCTATACCATTACCATTATTATTAGCATTATTTCTTTTTCTTTTACCTGAATTACTTCTTTTTTTTGGTGATGTAAATTTAACTTTTATTGTTTTAGAAGGTTGATTACTATTTCTCTTAGTATTTGATGAAAATTTAACACTTTTATTAGAAACCCTAGGTTTTGTAGTTTTTCTTTGTCCTGTATTATAATTTGCTCCCCTAGCTCTTTTAGTTTGTTCTAAACTAGATAAGTTTTTTAAATATTGTCTTTGTGAATCATGTTGCGTAGGTGCAACTTTTTCTTCACAACATAATTGACCTTTATCAATTGTAGAAGGATGTAAATACATATCATAGCCATGATCTGAATCACCAACACATTGTAATGTACCATCAACTAACTCAGGTATTTTATCAGGAAATGGGCATGCGTTTGGTCTCCCACTCTTCCTTTCAGAAAATGTGCCTTTCGAACCAGTTATCACTCTTATTGGTGTAGGAGGTGGTGCAGAACTAGCTCTACTCATTCTACTCATTCTAATAATTCTCTAAATATAACAAACATAAAAATTATAATTTAATAATAAATATAAATTCAATCAAAAACAATAACAATATCTTTATTGACTTGTTTTTTCTTTGTTTTCTTATTTCCTTCTTTTTCTTGTCTAGACATAATTTTATATACCATATATTTAACATTTTTTATAAATTTTTCTTTACTATACAAATCATAATTATGGGCTTTTAAAAATTGTCTAAATATCGTAATTGCTTCTTTCCCAGTAATATTTTGAATATTATCAATATATATTTTCTTTTTACAAGGAATATAGCATTTCCGTAAATCATGTTCTAGACCCTGAAAAGCCGTTATTGTATTATTATTATTAATATCTATTTGACTAAACTCTCTTTTATCATTTATATCATTTAATCCAAAGGCTTTAATTAATCTATTTAATAAATCTAGTGGTGGTTTTTCTATGAATAATTGATTTACAACCATTTAAAAATAAATCCTATTCTAGATACCTACTACCATATATTTAGAAAAAATATATACATTTTATACCTATGTATTCTATCTTTCTTATCTTTCTTATATTTCTATAACTTAAAATATTCTACAAGTTCCTCACAAAAAACTTTAATAGATTCATGTAATAAATAATTTTTATCTTCGCAAAATTCTAGTAATAATGGATATGTAGATTTACTATATGTATTTTGTATATGATTATCTAGACCATTGAATACTCTAATATCTAGATGGAGTTTATCTATCATATATGCTGCAAATTGATCTAGCTTAACTCTATTTTTTTTATATATATCTATAATTGCTATTTGAGCGCCATTAAAACTACCTTTAGGAAATGAATGTACATCTAGCAATAATATTTTATGATTCTTTGCCCTTTCTTCTTTTATAATTCTAATAATTCTATTATTGAAAGAGTTCCAATATTTAATAGCCAATTTATTATTAGTCATATCACTATCATCATATTTACCATATGTAACATATTTACCATATGTAATATTTTGTTCTACATTATTTCTTTGTTTAGTAGTATTTGTAATAGTTATTTTTTGTATATTTGTATCTAAAGTGGTATTATTTTTTTCCAATACAGGTATAGTTGTTTCTTGAGTAGGCATATTATTGTTTTCTTCTGGAGTAGAAGTATTAGATACCATAGTATTAGAAGCCTTAATAGTATGTGGTAAATATGATTTAGTTCTTTGATAACCTAACGGTAGTTCATATGATTTCTTTATTTGCTTTTTAGTTATTTTCTTAGGTTTCATTCTATTAGCATCTAAATCTAATCTAGCTATATGTATTTGTACTTTTTTATGTTTAATATGTTTATCATCTAGAATATTAGCTATGATCTTTGAACACTCTACTGCTCTCCAATCACATGTTCTAGTAATCTTTGTAAGACAAAAACCATGAGGTATTGTTAATAATACAAACATGACTACAATATGAATTACTAATACCTAATTATTAATACCCAATTCTTTGTACTATGTACTATGTACTATATATTATATATACTTATAATTAGATTAAAAATAAAAAAACAAAAATAAAAATAGAAAAACAATACATAATCAACAACATAATCATCATAATCATAATGATCATAATGATCATAATATTAATTCTTACCTAAACAAAAATCTAGAGTATTCTTATGATTTATAATAGGCTTAGAGCGCTTCAATTTCAATTCATTATTAGCAATAATATTAATTCTATTTTTATCAACCGGAATAAATGTATTAGTTAATGCTGTCTTTTTATAGATTTCTTCCAATATAGGTATAATAGTATTACAAGGTGGGAATTCAATACTATAAGATTTCTCATTTCCAAATATAATATTACGATATTCTTCAATTTCTAATGTACCACCAAAGAGTTTAATAGCCATTTTATCAAAAGCAGGCTGTAAGTTTTTATATTGACCATATGCCTTAAAATATAATAGATTCAAGAGGGCTACCTTTTCCCATAAACTATCATCATCTTTATAGAATTGTAAAATATATGATAGCGCGCAATTAGGCATACAGAAATTACCGAATAATTGGAATTTATCATTAACAAATTTATGAGGTATTCCCCAGGGTGTCCCTTTAAATGAATGACAACACCACAAACATGCAACATCTGTTCTTTCAACCCACTTTCCACCACTTAAATTAAGACCTAAATGTGTTAGTACATTAAATTTATCAGTATTACTATTATATTTATTATTAAGAATTATATCAATTTGCCGAACATCTCCATCAGCATTTTTTACTTGTTGGCAATGTGTACATTTATCGCAAAATTGATCATTCTGCCCTTTTTTCTTTTTTTCACAAGTATTATGATTATGATTATGATTATGATTATTATTACTATTGGTACTATGTTTTTTAGAATTAGTATTTTCAGTATCATTACCATTACCTATATCATTACTATTATATTGATTAGATTGGTTACCTTGAACACCTTGCGTAAAGGCACCTTCAAAATTAGTAGCACTCATATATTCACTATTCATATTATTGTATTCATTATTATCATTTTCAATATTAATACCATCATCATCATTATCTACATCATTTTCATTTAACATGGAATATGAAATATTAGATTTAGTAATTAAATGTTCTGGATTATATGGTTTAGGAACTGATAATTTAGGATTATAAGGAAATAAATCTTTTCCAATATTAAATTCTTCATTGAGTTTTAAACAACTAAGAGGTAATTTAATAATGATATTGTCTTCCTTTTTACTATTCTTTTGAAATTCATCATAATCAGAACTTTCAAATTTAAACTTATCCTTAGGTTTACGACCCCTTCTTTTGGTCTTCATAACTACATCATCATCATTATTATCATCATTATCATCATTATCATCAATATTATGTTCTGTATTATGTGTTTTATTATTTTCTGAATCAGTATGAATAATATTATCACGTTTTATTTTTTTCTCTTTTTTAATCTTCATCAATTTCTCTTTTTTTATTTTAGGTACCTTTGGTTCTTTAATTCCTTTAGTCTCTGTATGTTCTTTAGATTCTTTAGGTTCTTTCTTTACTTTTTTTACCTTTTTCTCAATCAATTCCTCCTTTTCTGTAGTATTACTTTGTGTATTATCAATTGTATTAGGTATATCACTTTTTTCTAATTTTATGATTTTGTCTTTACGTTGTTTTCTTTCTTTTTTTTCTTGTTTAGGTTCAGTTACTAAATTATCAGTATTAGGTATTGTATCAGATATAATTCCTACAGGTAACGGTTGTTTAACTATTTGAATATCAGGTATAGTTATAATAGCTTCTGAATGTTTAGGTTTACGTCCTCTTCTCTTGCTATCATTGGTAAGACTAATATCACCTTCATTTTCAATTATTTTATTCATTTCAAGTATTAAATAAGTATAAATAACTCTAAATAAGTCTAAATAAATATAATTATAATTGTAATTATAAAAAATATTTATTAATTGTTATTGTTTTATATAATCAATTATGAATATCTCTAAATTAAAAAATTAAATTTATAAAAAAAATGATATTAAACAAAATTAAAGAATTCAAAAAATAAAGATTTCAAAAATAAAAAACATAAAACATAAAAAATAAAACATAACTATTACATGTTACCTTAAATGGGTTAAACATACAGGTTTATATTCTGCTGCTCCTCCTACTAGGATTTGTTCACTAGAAACTGTGAGTCTTTTAGTAAAAGGTGCAGGTTGATTACAATATGAACATCTAGCATTAAGTTTTTTAACAGATGTAGCATATGGTATCAGATCTAGAAGATGTGATTCTGTAAATTGGTCTTGTTTGTAATCACCATCTAGACCACCTATATAAATTACTTTATTATAGTTTAGTAATAGTGTTTTAACAACTTTATATAAATCAGTAAAAAATTGACCTTCATCTATAAATATATATAGTATATCATCAAAATTTACAAATTTATTATGAATAGTAAATAAATCATTTAAATTTTGGAGTGAAATACTAGCCATTTGCGTACCATCATGAGTACAAATATTAGCTTCATCATTATATCTTTTATCAAAAATATGATTAATCATTAGAATATTATCTTTACTAACACCATTCTCAATAATTTGTTTTGCCTTATTAATTAGGAAAGTAGATTTACCAGCAAACATAGGACCAATTATAATATTTAATTCACCCATTTATGATATGTAATATGATATGTAATATGATATGTAATATGATATTATAAATTTGTATATATTTAATTATAAACAATAAAAAGATTTTATATTCAATTTTATAACAAATAAATTAAAAATAAAAAAATATAAAGTTAATAAATATGAAATTTAATGAATATGAAATTACATTACAAAACGAATATATCAATAATCTATTAATTTAATCAGAGTCAGAATTAACTGCTTCTTCTTCCACAACATCATTATTGTTATTTTCTTCTTCTTCACTTTCCTCAACAACTTCATCGCCGGCAACATCATCCATATCATAAACAGGGACATCCGTGCTAATCGAGCATTTATTCAATGTGAAATTAACACTTGTTCCCTTAGGACCAAACCAGATATGCTTACTGTAGATTTCCAAGCTTGAAACATTCAAATCCTTATTAATAAGAGATTCCGGGTTATTCATAGGCTTATTACCATCGACATTAACAATCTTGTTATCAAATCCCTTTTCCTCGGAATAATAAACTTTAATCCAGACGGATGGTTCATAAGTAGGCTTTTCACCCTTCTTAATCTTCTCCTGATCGGCTTTATTATAAGATACAACCGATTTAACAATTGGTCTCAAAAGTTTAGCAGTTTTCTTAGTATCATAATACTCCTTGCTTTTAGCCAGAAGAATATTAAATATTTCTTCATCTAAGCCCTCGAATGATTTGCGGAGAACTGATTCGGATAATCTAATACTAAACGAATAGCTGACCTTCTCATCGACTTGTTCAAAGCGGAATAAACGAGCAGTTAAATTCTCAAGAACCAATCGAAGAGGCTTATCTTCATAAAGGATTTTACAAAATTTGCCGCCTTTTTCATGCGCTTGTCTTTCAGTTAAAGTAATCTTTCCTGGTTCATATTCATCGACTTTAATAGCATTACTTTTATATTCACCTTGACCACCAACACTAATAATATTAATTTGGTTAATTTCAAGGCCTACACTATATTTACCAACACCTAATTTAACTTTATTAAACCAAAAGCAGACATCGACTACAGTATTCTTAGACAATGCTGCGATCAAATCCGTTACATCAGGAACGTCTTCAGTCTTACTTTTGCAAGTAAATTCGCGCCCCAAAATACCACCAATGGCATATCCATATTTTTCATGATTAGATAATGTAAGCTTGAACATCTCGCGACATTCTTCATCAGTCATTTCATTATCAAACCATTCATTACTATTTTTAACACCAGAAGTAATAAGTGATTCATCATAAGAATTAATCATATCAATAAATGCTTGATCTTTCAAACTCATAAAGATTTGATATTTATCTTTTTTAGCATCCTTTTTATTATTAGTTTTATTTTCATCATCTAATTTCTTAAATGTTTTAATAATACATCCTCGTGCTACGGCAAGAAATTTATTTTTAGAATAAGTAGTATTTAACCATTTATTTCCAAGTTCAGTATTAGTAATTACATTAGAAAATTCAACATTATTAGCATCAAACTCTTCAGATTTCAAAGGTTTAATGATAACTTTTTGAGAATTAGTAGTATTAGATTTGGAAATAGATTTAGAATTATTTTTAGCATTAGCATCAAAATTAGAATCAATAGTAGTTTTAGTATTAGATTTAGCTGAGATCTTGTTAGAGGCCATTTTTAGATTAATATCAAAGACTTTTGAGAAGATGTAAGGTTAAGAAATCGAATATATACAATGTATGTATTTATACTTTTATAATAATATTAAATGTTTAAATTGTTTTTTTTTCAATTTTTTATTTGGTATTTAAAAGTGGAAAAAAGTAGTAAAATAAAATACTTATGATCTAATATGTAATTTGCCCTTATGTTTAGAACTCTTTTTAGTAGATTTATTCCCTAAAACTTTTTTAATATCCATATATATATGTTTTTCCTTTTGGTCTTTCAAAATATTACTAAAATTTAAATCTTCTAATGTAATTTTATCTGCTGCTTCTAAAATAAATTTTATATTACTACTACTACTATCACTACTATAACTACTACTACTACTACTATCACTACTATCAGTACATTTTTTATCTATACTCTTCTCCATAGGTGTCTCTATATTTATAGGTGTCTCTTTACTTATAAGTGTCCCTATATTTGGTTTAGATTTTTTACTTTTTTTATTAGGTTTCATTTTTTATATAGATATATTTCTTACTTCTTATTATCACTTTACTATTAATACTTAATATTAATACTTATTTTTTATTTATATTTTTGATGAGATAAATATAGTATAAATAAATGTAATAATATAATAATATATAGATAATCATATATAATAGTCATATATAATACAATAGACATAAATGGAAAATACAATACAGATTGATAATGAAGTACAGATTGGTGGTACAAATGATCAATTAATTAATACTATACCTACTGCAACAAAAACATTTGATCTAGAACAACTTGATACTAAACCTATTGAACTAAAAAAAGAAAATGAAATTTTATTAGAAGGTGGTGTTAAAAAAAAGATTACTGAAGATAGTGAAAAAGATACTGAAGAAGATACTGAAAAAGATAGTGAAGAAACTAATAGTAAAAATGATAATAGTAATATTCGCATTAATGTTCTGGACAATGTTGAATATAATATTGATTATATTGAACCAGATGATGATAAATTAATTGATATTGAAAAGGTAAATAATAAAGTTGATAAATATATTGATAATTATAATAGTCCTGAATTATTAAAATATAAGAAAACAATGGAGCAAATATATCAAAAATATTCTAATAAGAAGTATAAAATTAGTATTACTAGACCAAAAGTATCCAGATATAATATCAAAGATGTATCTGGAGTATCTAGCGTATCTGACGTATCTAAATATGCTAGTAGAATAGTAGTATCTAAGACTGATAAAGATAATACTGTATTAGTTGATATAGCTAAGCCATTATATATATATTATAATGAAGACGGTAATTTGCAAAAAGTAAAGAGAAATATTTCTAACGCTAGAACAGAATTGCTCTATAGATATGAAGTTCTTATATCTAAACTAGAAGTTTCACAGGATGACAAAAAAGAATTTGAGAAAAAGAGAAAAGAATTTATAGAACAATTAGAAGAATATTATATATATTCACTATATCATAAAAAAATTAATAAAATTATAAATATGAATAAAATGCCATTGATAATCCAGGAACGTATTGAATTATATAATGAAAAAACGGATAGCTATGATATTACATTGAATGGTAATTTATATAATGTAGATAAAAATGTTGTTGATATGATTAATAAGATTAATTCTGATAAATTGACACAATTCAATAATATAATGATAAATCTATCTGGAAAAGATATGAAGGATATTTTAAAAGATAAAAAACTAAAAGAAGAAATAAAAGTCTATAATAATAAAAAAGAGAGCAATGAAATACATGATACTATAAATACTTATGTTAAGAATCAAGATACATATATAGATTATATTGTTATAAATTTACCATCATAATGTGCATATCATAATTTGCTTAGTAATGCTATTAATTCAGGTTTAGTTTTATTACCAGATGATTTAATCTTATTTGCCTTTGCTAGATCTCTAAGTTGTTTAATAGTCATTGTATTTAAAGATGCTTCATTAATTGGTTGTGAATTATCTAGTTCAATAGTTTTAATTTCTCCAGATAGTAATTTATCTAATTCAATAGTTTCGGTGGAATTATTCATGGTATTATTCATAGAAATATCATTAGTATTAACATTAAGATTAACAGTTTTAGTATCATTTGAATCTAATATTATATTATTAATAATAGTATCGGATAGAGTAGCAACATTATCAATATTTACATTTTTAATTTCTGGGTAGATGTCATCTAATTTAAGTTCATCTAAGTCATCTAGATTATCTAAATCACTGTTATTAATATCACTATCACTATTCTCTTCTATCTTATCTTCTAGAGTCTCTTCTAATTCTATTTTTAAATTTTCTAAATCATCTAGATTTTCCATATCATCTAAGTTATCTAAATTATCCAGATTATCCAGATTATCCATATCTTCTAAATCGTCTAGATTCATCATAGCCTTTTCGTCAATATTATCACTACCACCGTCCATTATATTATTTAAATCTTCTATATCATCAAACATAGGATCAGTAGTAATAGAGTCGGCATCATCAAACATTCCAGTATGCATATCATGTTCTAGATCATGTTCTAGATCATCATGTTTAATAGAATGTATGGTATCATAAATATTATCTTCTACTCCAATTTCTTTATCAAGATCTTCTATATCTAGATTGCTTAGTGATTCGCTATTATTATTATCTAAGTCGTCTAGATTATCTAAATCATCTAGTTCTTGTAAATCTAAAGAGATATTTTTACTTAAACTATCTTCTAGAACAGTATTAATATTATTTTGAAATAAGTTATTACCTTTAAGAGTTGGATCTATATTTACTATTTTAGATATATTATGATCTAAAGGTTTAGTCATAGGATTAGTCATAGGAATTGTATTTGTAATAGACTCTCCAGGAAGAATACTGGAATTCATACCTTCTTGTAACATACCCATCATTTTCAAATATGATTCATCATTATGTCTCTGTTGATTAAAAAATATAGTTTTTAAATCTTCAATCTTTTTCTTAACTTCATCAAGTTCACGAACTTTTGTAAAATTACAATAAAGAAGATATAAACAACATATACTAACTAATACAAATCCTATTAGTAAAAGGTTTGAACTCAAACTTTGCAGATCAAACATTTCCTAGTATATAGTATATAGTATTTGTAGTTATTATATATTATGAAGAATTATAAAAAGAGAAAAAAAACGAGAATTAAAAAATAAACAATGTAAATAAAATGTAAATAAATTAAATGTAAATAAATTAAATGTAAATCAAAATTACATACTAATATTTATCATTGACAATTCTTTCTTATATTTCATTAGTTTTATATAACATTTATTAATAGTAACATCGGAAACCTCACAGGTTTGTAATATATGATGTTTATTAATACTAATATTTAGTCTTTCTATTACATAATAAATAATAGCAGATGTTCTAGATAAAGGTGTATGTTTATCTAAATATTTTTCATTTTCAACATGTGTTAAAATAAGCCTACACGATTCAAATGTTTTATCATTAAATCCTAAAATACAAGAAAATCTATGTAATTTAGTTATACATTCTTGTAGAGTTTTAGA